CGGTACCGTCGAGACTACGGACCTTGCCGACTCTGCTGTTACCACCGTAAAACTTGCGGACACCGCGGTCACTGCTGGTAAGTTGGCGTCGACGCTTGACCTTACTGGCAAGACCGTCACACTCCCTGCTGGCGTTGGTGGTCACGCGTCAGGAACAACAGCCAACCGCCCAGCGAGCCCTTCAATCGGAACAATTTACTTCAACACGAATGAGGACACGCTTCAGCAGTACACAAGTACTGGCTGGAAGAACATTGGTCTGATACCACCAGCAATTGCATCCATTAGCGGGAACATCTACAACACAATTGCCACGAATTTAACAATCTCTGGTGGTGGTTTTGGTGTTGGCGCAACGGTACGTTTTTCTTACGGCGGATCAACTTCAGATGTATCAGTGACACCATCTAGTGACACAGAAATTACAGTTGCTGTTCCAAGCGCCGTGTACGGTCAGTCAGTTGGAACGTCGGTAACCATCAGTGTTATTGCTGGTGGTCAAGTATCAAACGGTTCCAGTAAAACCGTCACCGCAGTGCCAACCGGCGGAACGATTACAACATCTGGTGGATACCTTTACCACACATTCACGTCTTCATCTTCCTTTGTAGTTCCCTCTGGGATGTCTGTTAGCGCGGAGTATTTGATTGTCGCTGGTGGAGGCTCTGGTGGGGTTTGGTCTGAAACAGGCAGTGGTTACCAAGATGGAAACAAAGGAACAAATTCTTCTTTTAACTCGCAAACCGCAATCGGCGGCGGTGGAGGTCGAGCGTACAACCGACCTGGTTCTACGAAAGACGGTGGCTCTGGAGGCGGAGGTGGGGGTGGAAGCGCGACCGGCGCAGGCTCTGGAACTTCTGGTCAGGGAAATGCTGGCGGTAATGCGGTTTCTGGCGGTGAAACAGAATCAGGAGGCGGCGGCGGGGCGGGAGCGGCTGGGCAAGCAGGCTCTTCAAAGAAAATGGGTGATGGTGGCGCAGGCATAAATTGGAAATCGCTTGGCACTTTCTACGCTGGTGGTGGCGGTGGCGGTGGCTCTAACGGGTCTGGGAAAGTTCGCGGCCTGGGAGGTGCTGGTGGTGGAGGCGCAGGAGGGGTCGCAGGCTCTGACAACCCACTCCCAGTAAGCGGATCTGAAAATAAAGGTGGTGGCGGTGGCGGTGCTGACGGCTGGTGGGGTCAAAATCACGGCGGCGGCGGTGCTGGTGGGTATATTGACTCTAGCGCCACTCTTGCTGCTGGAACCTACGTTGTAACCGTGGGTGTGGGAGGGACTTCTGTCGGATATCCTGGACCTGCAACAGTGGCAAACAAGAATGTCCTTTCAGGCGCAGGCGGCTCCGGCATCGTTATCGTTCGGTATCAACTTTGAACCTAATTTTTTAGGAGTAAACACATGGCACATTACGTAAAAGTAGTCGACGGTCTGGTCGTCAACGGCATCGTCGCGGAACCAGAATTCTTTGACACGTTCGTTGATTCATCTCCTGGTGAGTGGATCAAGACCTCATACAACATGCGTGGCGGCGTTTACTACGATCCCGCAACCAACGAACCACATGCTGATCAAGCAGGAATGATTGCCGCAGACGAAGGTCGTCAGCGCAAGAATTACGCTGGCATCGGGTACACGTACGACCGCGTAAGGAATGCGTTCATTCCGCCCAAGCCCTGGAATTCTTGGACCTTAAACGATACCTCATGCTTGTGGGAGTCACCCGTTCCGTATCCTACGGACGGCGCTTTCTACCACTGGGATGAGGACACCACCAACTGGGTTGAAATCGAAACCGAAGGACAGTAACCATGGCGTACATCGGCAACAGTCCAGGCGTAGCGTCCCAAAGGATTACGACGACGTTCACCGCCACTGCTGGGCAAACAACATTCACGCCCACCAGCGGCTACACGGTCGGCTACATCGACGTGTATGTCAACGGTGTCAAGTTAATCAATGGCGACGACTACACAGCGTCGAACGGCACAACAGTTGTTCTGACTGCGGCTGCTTCTGCTGATGACGTGGTTGAGACGGTGGCATTCCTGCCCCGCGGTTTGAGTGACGGATACACCAAGGCTGAGGCTGACGCTCGTTACGAGCCGATTGATAGTGCTTATACAAAAGCAGAGGCTGATGCTCTTCTTGCGCCAAAGGCGTCAACAGGTAAAGCAATTGCGATGGCAATTGTATTCGGAGGATAAATCATGGCAGCCCCTAATATCGTCAATGTAGCAACCATCACAGGTAAGACGGCGGTACAGGCTGTCGGCACTTCTGCTACGGCAATCGTCACTAACTCAAGTGGCAGCAACAAAGTATTCAAAGTCAACGCTCTTTATATCTCAAATGTGGACGGCACAAACGTTGCTAACATCACAGTAGATTTGTTTCGCTCAAGCACGGCTTACCCTCTTGTCTCGACAGTTTCCGTTCCATCGGATGCAACGCTTGATCTGATGTCTAAAGCCATTTACCTCGAAGAAGGTGACGCACTTCGCTGTACAGCCAGTGCAGCCAGTGACCTCGTAGCCGTGTGCTCTTATGAGGAGATTTCCTAATGGCACAGTTTCCAAGCACAACAGGTGCTAGCGGTATCTGGTCTTTAAAAGACCAACGGAACGCCATTATGGGTTCTAATTGGCCGAGTGTTACTTACACTATTGAGTATTTAATTGTTGCCGGTGGGGGCGGTGGCGGCGGCGCCGGTTTTAACAATGCCGCTACTGGGGGTGGCGGCGCTGGTGGAGCAATTGACAGTAGCGGAACAGTTACGCCTGGAACCGCATATTCTGTAACAATTGGAGGCGGTGGAACCGGAGGTGCTGCACAAAACGATGGAAAATCATCGACTTCTGGATCGAATACCACTTTTGCTTTCCATGGCACATCTGCCGTAGGTGGCGGTTCAGCACCAAACAGCAATAGCGTTTACAACGGAGCAGAAAGAAACGGTGGTTCTGGTGCTGGTGGATCAGGAAATAGTAGTTCAGCCACAGGATACCCGGGAACAGGCACGTCTGGTCAAGGAAACGCTGGTGGCACTGCCGCGTATACAAATAAATATCCTGGTGGTGGCGGCGGCGGTGCAACTTCCGCAGGTGGAAACGCAACAACAAGTGTAGCGGGAAATGGTGGAGTAGGTATAAATTGGAAGTCTTTAGGAACATCTTACGCAGGAGGCGGTGGCGGCGGAATTTATGACTCCGCAACTTTTTCAACCGGCGGGTCAGGTGGCGGCGGTGGTGGCGGCGGGAATGGCACACAAAAAGGTTTTAACGGCGGCGAAAACACAGGCGGCGGCGGCGGTGGAACTGGTGGAACAGCAAGCGGGGGCGGTGCCTCACAAGTTGGTGGAAACGGGGGTTCAGGAATTGTAATTATTCGTTACCCGGGCGCTCAGGTTGGTACAGGCGGCACAGTAACTTCCTCGGATGGATATACCTACCACACCTTTACATCCTCCGGCACCTTTACGGCATAAGGATTCAGCATGACTAAAGCACGTAACTTATCCAAACTGTTGGTCGACTCCAGCGGTGACGTTGACCTTTCGTCGCTGGACAACGTCAATGCGCTCCCGAGTCAGTCTGGGCAGTCTGGGAAGTTCCTAACTACCAACGGCACAACTGCCACCTGGGGAACTGTAACCTCGCCGACCCCTACTGCTGTAAGCGATCAAGCCAACTCAAGCACTGGGTATTTTGATTTGCCCGCTGGTACTACTGCTCAACGACCCGGTTCGCCCGGTTCTGGGATGGTTCGATTTAATACGACTATTGGTGAACCCGAGTGGTATGACCCCGCTTCTGCTGGATGGTTAAAGTTTTCTCAAGCCGCACAGTATTCTGTTGAATACCTTGTTATTGCTGGTGGCGGTGGTGGTGGAATGGGGGGTTCTCACGGAGCAGCGGGTGGGGGGGCTGGTGGTTATCGTTCATCTGTTGCTGGCGAAGTATCAGGCGGTGGCGGGGCTGTTGAATCTCCGTTGACTGTATTACCGGGTTCAAACTACACCGTAACTGTTGGCGCTGGTGGTTCTGGAACATCAACCTACCAAGGAAATGGCGGGAACGGCAACAACTCTGTCTTTGCCACGGTCACATCTATTGGCGGCGGCGGCGGACAGGCGTATGTAGGAACTGCTGGCGGAACTGCGCCATCAGGGGGTTCTGGCGGCGGCGGCGGTGCTGAGAACGGTACAGGTGGCGCTGGTACTACAGGTCAGGGATACGCCGGAGGTAATGGTAACGGTGGGTCAACTAACTACCCCGGTGGCGGCGGCGGCGGTGCAGGGGCTGTTGGTGGTACATCGGCTACTGCAAATACTGGAAAAGCCGGTGCAGGTGGTGTAGGTGTTCAGTCCAACATTGACGGCAACAACTATTACTATGCTGGCGGTGGCGGTGGCGGTGGGTTTACATCCGGCAATGGCGGCGGTAACGGCGGCCTAGGCGGTGGCGGTGGGGGCTCTACGCAGACTGGTTCTGGCGGCACTGGTGGCGGTTCTGCCCGTAACTCTGGCGCTGCTGGCCCAACCGGAACTTCTGGAGCAAACGGTGGCGCTGGCGGAGCAAACACCGGTGGTGGCGCTGGTGCAGGGGATACAACACATACTGGCCCAACAGGAAACGGTGGCTCTGGTATTGTCATCATCCGCTACGCAGGATCACAGCGCGGCACTGGCGGTACTGTGACTTCTAGCGGTGGATACACCATCCATACATTCACATCCTCTGGAACATTTACGGCATAACAGGAGTAAGCAATAGCACATTTTGCAAAAGTACAAGACGGCATCGTGACACAAGTGATTGTGGCAGAGCCAGAAACATACATAGCATAACAAACAACACGCAACCAACCCGCTCCGGCGGGTTTTTTTACGCCTGGAGATTTCATGGCTGGATTTGTATTACGCGGCTTCAAGGGCATGCGTCCGATCCTTAACCCTAAACTGCTTGATGCAGCAGAGGCGCAAGAAGCGGTCGACGTGCGCTTGTTTTCTGGGGCAATTGAACCGGTCAAAACAAACGAAACAGTTGTTGCACTTAAGTCTGCCGGTACGGTTCAGACAATCTTTCGCGCCCGTGCAACTGCGAACGAAACTGCGAACTGGTTCGAGTTCTCCGGTGATGTTGACGTAGCGCTCTCCCCTATTACCCAGGACGAGTACGGCAGGATCTATTGGTCCGGTGACGGCCTGCCAAAGTACGCCCCAACTGTATTTGCGTTCGCGTCTGGAAGTGGTCCTTACCCAAGGAACTCGTACACGCTTGGAATCCCGAAGCCAACCGTAGCGATCAGCGCCATTGGTTCTGCAATCCAAAACCCAGAGACGCAAGAGCGTGAGTACATCATCACGTTTTCAAACGAAAACGGGAGCAAGCAATCTGGTCCGACCGATCCTGTAATCGTCAAGGCTCTGATCAACTACGCTGACATTGGGACTCTTTATCCATTGTCATTTACGTCAGAAAGTGCGACCCGGTACGTCATTGCTTTCAACAAAGACCACGACCTCCTAGTCGACGATTACATTGGAATCACTGGCTCTTCTGTTGCTGGGTGGAACGCCGCCTGGAAGGTCGTTGAGGTATCGAACGTCAAGACAGTCAAGATCGAGAATACCCAATCGTTCCCAGGGTCTGCCCCTTCCGGTTCGTATGTCGTCAAACGTCGCTACCTGCCGAAGGTCCGCCTCTCCAATCTGCCAACCGATACCAACGGGAATGCAGCCATCACCCATAAGCGCATCTACCGCAAGGTCAGTGGCGCTTTCAAATTCGTCGCTTCGATCGGGGTTAATGACACCGAGTATACCGACACCTTCTCGGACACTGATCTATCGTCAGCAGCCACTCTTGCAGACAGCATTCGAAACAGACCGCGTCGACCGCTCATTGCCCCCAACGTACTTATCCCATTTGACGACACATCGATTCAGGACAACCTGGATAGCGCAAGCCCGGTGGCGGAAACGTCAAGGGCATACGCTATTTCGTACGTTACTTTTGCTGGCGTAGAGGGTCCGCTTAGTAAAGACAGTGGTGTTGTGTCTGTTGTTGCCGATGTGACGAAGGTGCGGCTCTCTCATGTCGAAGAGTTCGGTCTTGAGATCGACAAGAAGCGCATCTATCGCCAGAACCTCACGTACACGGACGGATCGTATAACCTGCCGGAGGCTGGTTACAGACTGGTGCGCGAAGTTCCGGCATCTCAAGATGTATTTGTGGACATCTATTCGCAGTCGTCTATTGCTGGTAACGCTGCGCCAGCCGTTATTGATGGCTTCGACACGCCTGATGGCGCATTCGGCGCAGCAGCAACCCTGCCTCCCAAGCGCCTCGCCGAGAACCGGGTGTACGTCTACACCTTTGTGTCCGAGTATGGCGAAGAAGGACCCCCTTCAGACCCCAGCACTGCAATCGACATTGACCCCTTGGAGCCGGTAACGGTCACGACCGGCGGAGCGCCGACTGGTGCGTTCAACATTACTAAGAAGTACATCTACCGCACAGCATCTGGTAGCGGCGAGACTGACTACCAGTTTGTGGGCGAACAGGCGGTTGCACTTACCTCATTTACCGACAACATCCGGCAGTCCAACCTTGGCGAGGTCATCCCGTCGATTGAGTGGGGGTCGCCCCCATCGAACATGTTCGGGCTGCGGGTGATGGCGAACGGGATCTTCGTCGGCTTTTCTGGGAAAGACGTCTGCTTTTCTGAACCATTTCTGCCGCATGCATGGTCCCCCAAGAACCGTTTACCAGTCGATCACAACATCGTTGGCGGCGGAGCGTTCGGTCAGTCTGTGGCGATCCTAACGGACTCCTACCCCTACATTGCTACCGGCATTGACCCGTCTGCAATGACGCTCGTTAAGACGTCCCTGCAACAGGCATGCATTTCGAAGCGGTCGATTGTGGAAACCGGCGACAGCGTGATCTACGCCTCTCCGGATGGTTTGGTGCAGTTGGGGCTAAATGGGGTCAATGTTCTGACCAGCAAAGTTCTGTCCCAGGAGCAATGGCAAGAGTACAACCCATCGTCGATTCGGGCTTACCTGCACGAAGGGCGTTACTACGCCTTCTTCACCAGAGCAGACAACACGACAGGCCACCTTGTATTCACGCTCAATGGCGCGGATGCACCAGTGACCTTGGGCACTGAGACCACCACAGCGGCAACAGTTGTTCCAACCGCGGACTCATTGCACATCGTTAATAGTGGCAACATCGTTATGCTTGACAAGGGCTCGTCCAAGAAAACATACCTGTGGAAGAGCAAGATTCATGAGTCCCCAACCCCTATCAATTTCGGCGCGGCTCAGGTCATAGCCGAATCCTACGCAACCGCGGTTACATTTAAGTTGTACGGAGACGGAGCGTTGAAGCATACACACTCGGTTACGGACTCAAAGCCGTTTCGCTTGCCGTCCGGGTACATTGCAAGGGACTGGTACGTAACGGTCGAGGGGCAAGTCAAGATCACCCTGGTGGCGGTTGTGCAGTCCATCACTGAACTCAAAGCGATATGACGACCAAAGTACCCTCGATACCTCAACCAGGAATCGGAGACCCAAATCACGTCTTATCGAACGTCAAGATGCTTTTGGACGTCCGTGAAGGACTGTCCGGGGACCGGCTTGACAAGAACGTCACGTTTCGCGAATTGGCTTTGCTCGGACTCGCGGTTGACCCAAGTGGGGCTGTCTCGGCATCCATTCAGGGGGCAAGAAACGCGCTCGTTCCGCTTGTCCCAGCAGACATTACTGCTGACGGTTACCAGCCAACCCAGGATTTAACTCCACCTCCCGCGCCGGTAAATGTTGTGGCAACTGGTGGTATCGGGGCCGTGTTTCTAAACTGGGGTCAACCGGAGTACCAGAATCATTCTTTTACAGAAATCTGGCGCAATGTAACCGATGATGTTGCGACTGCAAGTTTGATTGCGACAAGCAGTAGCCAGAATTACTTTGACCGTCCGCCACAGGCTGCTGTCAAGTATTACTACTGGGTGAGGTTCGTGTCTCGGGCTGACGTTCGTGGTCCGTTCAGCCAAGAGACGGTGGAGGCGGTTGCTGACGTTAACCCCTTTGAACTGGTTTCAAAGATTCAGTCCGAATTGGCGCGGTCGACGCTGTTCAAACAGTTGTCAACACGTGTTGCGCGTGTTGAAGGAGACAGCAACACTGTTTCGTCAATACAAAACACCGTGCGGACGATGAACGACGTTACGGTAAAGAAGATCGATACCGTCAATGCAACCATTGGGACACTATCAACAACTGTTCAGGCTGAAGCGGTTGCACGTGCCGCTGCTGACAACAGCCTCTTTGCGCAATACACGGTCAAGATTGACCAGAACGGGCATGTGTCCGGGTTCGGTCTGGCATCAGAGACAGTTAGCGGGACAACAACCTCTGCTTTCATCATCCGTGCTGATAAGTTTGCGGTAGTCGATCCAACAAGTTCTCTCAACAACCTGACAAACAGCCCGTCTGCTGATGCAGTGCCGTTTGCTGTGGTGAGCGGGACGGTCCACCTGAAATCAGCAATGATCCAGGATGCCTCTATTTCGTCGGCAAAGATTGCCTCCCTGACTGCAAACAAGATCACTGCCGGAAACATCAATGCTGCGATCGGCATCAATGGCGCAAAGGTTTATGGCGCGGAGTTGTATGCCGGTGGGACGGTGTCGGTCAACCAAGATGGATCGTTTAGCGCAAGCAATCCAACAGTAGCAATTTCGGGCGGAAACGCCGCTTTTGTGGCTGGCAATTTTTCAATAAAGAATCAGGCGTCTAACGGGACAACGTACTCGCCATTCACGGTAAGTGGGGGTGTCGTTCACATCAGCACAGCAATGATTCAAAACGCTTCCATAACCCTGGCGAAGATCGATACAGCAACTATTACAAACCTGTCTTCAATAAAAGCCGACATGGGGACCATTACCGCCGGGAAGATGCAGAGTACTGACAACCTGTTTGTCATCGACCTAACCAACAAGTTCATTTCAATTTCGGTGTGATGGAATACGACTACCAGCCAGAGCCAGTCGACCCAGAAACGACCATGCAGTTTTGGATCGACCATGTTGGTGAAAAAGCAGACATCATTAGTGGATGTATTCGGCTTGCAGAGAATGGATTCCTCACCGTATCGAAAAGCCCCGTGGTGAACTCCGTGTACGTGGACGAAGTTTTGAATCGCTTTACGCCGGTCGTTCTTCCGAGCGACTGGAGAGGTAGACCGTACAAGTTTCGTGTAAAGGACTGCGTTACGCTTGCCGCACAATGGATGGACGCTAACTACGACATCGGTGCCGTTGAGTACGTTAAGTCCGTCAACCGTAACGAGTACATCCGTTTAAACCTTGACGGATACATGCACATGCTACAGCCGCTTGGATTTAGTGAGACATCGTCTCCTATCGAGGTTGGAGATGTGGTGGTGTACGAACGGCAACTGCACATTGGCGTGTGCGTGGAGCCTGGGAAAATTCTGCACCACCTGCCGTATTGCTACTCGTCGGTCGACACGATTGATCAGAGTTTAGTTTTAAAGGTATTTCGCCGTGGCTAATAGACAACTCTACGTTAATGGTAGTGACGGGGTGGTCTCGATTGTTAATTACAACAACCCTACGAACGCTAGGACAGATCCCTTCAACAACCTCAATGATGTTTATTTCCATACGTCTCTTCAATACATTCAGTTGAAAGAGACGCTTGGACCGGTCAACATTACGCTTCCGCATGTTAACCAGTCTTACTTCACATGGTCAGACGGCGGTGGCGGATGCGGTTCAGGTTGTTACATAACAACTGCTTGCGTTGAAGTCATGGGACTTGGAGATGACTGCCATGAATTACGGGCACTCCGTCGGTTCAGGGACAAGCACATGCTCGCCACGATCGAGAATTGCATGAAGGTGGCGGATTACTACATCCATGCCCCGGCAATTGTAGAGATACTTGATAAGCGCGAGGACAAAGCAGCGTTCTACCGGGACGTTTATAAAAAGTTCATTCTCAAGGCTGTCGAGGCGATCGACAACTATGATTACGACTTCGCAATGGACATATATGAACAGGGCGCACAACACTGCGCTTCTGCTGCTGGAGTAAAAATTGCCTAGTCAAGAAATTGTTGGTGGCACAGTCAGCGACCACCTTGTCGGAACGACCAATGTATCCGACCCAATATTGTTCTTGGAGGTTAATGGCGTCCAGGTCGCAAGTTCGTACGTTATCCAGCGCATAGGAAATAGTGTGCGATTCATTTTTCCAAAAAAAGTTGGCAACCAAATCTACTTGATGGCGATGGGTCAGACGTACGGTGCAGCATTACCTCAGTTGACCATATCGGTCAGAGTTTTTGTGGCGGAATAGCATGTCAGTTGAAAGAGTCAGAATCACGCCTAACTTGATGCGCCTTAAGAACGCATCAGGAACGACCGTCTTTGACACGACGAACAGGTACATTAAGACAACGTCCCCAGGGTCAGTCAACCTCGCGGCGGTCTCTCCCGCTCCTTTCCCAGATGGTTCAGTAACGCTTGCCGATGGCGCCGGGTACTTGTACTTTGTTGGCAGTATGATGTACAAAACAGTAAACACTACCCTCACCCTCCCGACAGTTGCTAACCCTGGGTATCTTCAGTTTAGAAGACTTGGGTGGGCAATGAATGGTGGTGGGGCGGGACCAATCTATTATCCGAGGCAAGGGACGTTGGCGCAGGTTCTAAAAAACGGAACCCATGTACTTAATATTGAGCATTACGTTGGAATACTTGTGGACGGATCCGGCATGCATGTAACAGGAGTAGTCCATGTTTTTGAACTTGCAGACACAGCAGAAACAATAATCACAAGTCCGCACAACATCAGCGTTGGACCGAATGATGTGATTAGTTTCGTTTACAAGCGATACGTTGCTCTAGATCCAGGAACTTACAGCGTCAACGGAATAGATGACTACACAATTTTTTACTATTCCGACTTAGACACCCTTCCATTAGTGGTAACTGCATGAGCATTATCGTTGCTGGCAATCTCATCAAGATTACAAAGTCTGATGGGTCGGAAATGTTTAACAGCAACAACAAACTTGTTCACAGAAAATTTTTGGCTACTGGATCTGCAACTCTTGGTGGAGGACACGCAAGAATAAACGAAACGACGTTTAATGTAACGTTCAATAAAGACAAAGACGTTGCGCTGGTATACATCCGTCCAACATCGTCAGGCGGCAACGTGGCGGCGCAATACCTTAACGCTTCAATACAGTTGAACTTTGCAATGCTGATGCACTTCACTCACAGCACAACGGCGCCCGCTATTACAGCGTACGATCAGATTGCAAGTGGTGTAATCATTGGAGCGCAAAGTAAGCCAATCTTAAGGTTTACTACTCTTGGCTGTCAGTTGTTTCCTGGAAATATTATGCGACAGAAAACTTCGTCGGTCAGCATCTCTTTCAATTGGAAGTTCGTTCTACTCACTTATCAGTAAAAATCATGGACCTATCAAACAAAGAAATTCGTATCGTCAACACAGCCATATCGTCTTACCCGGCAAAGACTGTCGTTCATTGTCAAGTGTTAACGTCACTTGGTATTGACGTTCGTGAAGTCGTTGGGTCATACGAACTGGTATTCGAAGATGTATTCAGCGGACCAGATGACCCATCGCTAATTTCCGCTGTATCAGCGAAAATAACGGATATATGAATGGTCTGTATGAGACTCTGAAGCGGAACATTGGAAACACACTCACCCCTGAACTTATCATGGGGATATTGGCGTCTCTCGAAGAATCCAACCGCCAAGAAGCGATCAACATTCAAGACATCCCAGCCGTTGAGTACGGCAACAACCTGATCCAAGTCGAGCGGCTTGAGGACGTCCTTGATGAATTGAAACCAGTGCATGCCGCGCACTGGCAGGAGACGGAGCGTTATCGTCACGGTATCGCACTCAACCCCGACTACAACTACATGATCAATGCGGAGCGCAACGGGCGCCTCATACTCTTTACGGTCCGTAATGATAATGGGCTTGTCGGCAACTGCATGATGTACCTGTCACGCAGTACTCACACGCAGCGGTGGGTAGCCGAAGAGGATACGATTTTCATTCTCCCCGAACACCGCAAAGGACGGCTCGGGGTGCGTCTGATCCGCTACGTCGAAGACGTCCTGCGGAATATGGGTGTGACTGAGATCCGGGTAACAGTCAAAACAGTCAATGACGTTGGTCGACTGTTAACTCACCTTGGCTACAACCATACTGGCAATCAACTAACGAAAACACTGGAGTAGAACTATGTGCAGTGACGCACCTCCGCCACCCGATTTTGGACCGCTCGCTGATGCGATGCGTGATGTCGGCAACCAGATGGCTGCTCTTGGAAGGGAGCAGTTAGCCTTTGGTCGCCAACGATTCCAAGAGACGATGCCGCTATACCAACAAATGGTGGCGTCAAACCTCCAAGGGCAGCAACTTGCTCAGGAACTCGCAAAGGACGCAGCCAGGGAGCGCTTGAAATATCGGGCGCTTGAAGACGCAATCATCGAAGATGTCCAGCGTTTTGATGAGGCTGGGCGGATCGATCAATTTGCTGGTCGGGCGGCGTCAGATGTTCAACAGGCTCTTGCTACCCAACAGGGGATTGCAAACCGAAACCTCACCCGCATGGGGATTAACCCGAACAGCGCACGGTTTGCCGCTCTTAACGACGAGTTTGCGCTTCGAGGTGCGGCAGCAACTGCCGGTGCCAAAACAAACGCTCGTATGGCGGCAGAGCAGATGGGCTTTGGAATGAAGAACAACGCCGCCGCGATTGGTCGCAACCTACCTCAGACAGCGCTTGCCGGTGTCGGGACAGCCGCGAACATCGGTGGCTCGACTGTCAACATGCTGAACCAGCAGAACACCCCAATGATGCAGGGCTTCGCCGGTTCGATGAGCGGTCTGCAAAATCAGATGGGCGGTCTTGCCAATCAGGGCAACCTCATGAATATGGGCTACCAGAACCAACTCGCCGCCTACAACGCAGAGGGTGGCGCGCTTGGCGGGTTTGGTCAGATTGCTGGTATGGCGGCTGGCTACTTCATGAACGACGGTGGCGTAGTCGGAGTCGACGGCAAGGTCGACGAGAACGAAGACGGTGCTGGCGGCAAGATTGCTGGTCCAGGAACCGGAACATCAGACAGTGTTAAAGCAATCAATGTGGACACCGGCGAGCCGATTCGCCTGAGCAATGGCGAGTACATCATTCGCGCAGAGCGTGTCCGTGAACTTGGCAAGGCGTACTTCGATGAACTCAATGAGGGTAAGAAGCCCTCTGACCGTCGTCGTCGCAAAGCAATTAGAAAGGCGTAATCATGGCTAGAAGTTTCGCAGAAGGTCTTGCCAAGGGGTTAATGCAGGGACAAGAGTTAGACCTGCGTCGTTCTGCCGACCGCCGTGCTGAGGCGATCTCGCTTGCTCAACTTGCCAACAATGCAGAAGAGTTGGAGTTTAAGCGCCAGCAGCGCAAACGTGACGACGACTTCCGCCAGGGCATGTCGAACCTTTACACCAGCATCTATAACCCAGAGGTCGAAGAGCAGGTGCCCGTCAAGGCTAGCGCTATTGTTGACCCCAACGCACCTGCCCAGGTATCCACCCAGAAAGTTCGCAAGGCGTTCAATATGGGTGAGCGATCCGAAGAGGGTCGCGCCCGTGACCTTCAGTACATGATGGGCTACACCAAATTGCTTATCGATAATGGCAAGATCACGCCCGACCAGATGAAGCAGTCAATGGAGTTCACTCGATATCTAGAAAGCGAAGGGCTCAAGGATTCATTGGCGGCTCTGATGCTGAACCCTGGCGACATCAAAGCGGCTGGCACTCTTGCCAAGCGATTCAACCTCAACCCTGAGTCCGTCAACTTTGAGGTGGTTACTAAAGGTGCTGATGGCAAAGAGTTGGTCATCCCAAAGTTTGTGCTGAACGCAAAAAACGCGGCGGGGACGGCTGTGCAGTACGACGTCAGTAACGCTCTGCAAGCCATTGGCGTTTCCACCCTGGCAGACATTCAGAAGAACGCTGGCTCCAACGCTAAGACAGAGTCAGAAGTGGGGGAGAACAGGGCTCAGGCAATGAAGTATAACGCCGAGGCGACTAGCGAAATCCCGGCGAAGGCACGTTACTACAACGCACTTGCCGATGCGCAACCGGGCAAGGCTGCCGCCAGGGATGCCGCCGCTGCCGCCAAGCGCGGAACCGAGTACGACATTTTCAACAAAGCATATCAGGCTCAGTTGGGCAACAAAGGTCCAACGCTCCCGTGGAAGCAGGAAATCCCCGGAAAGGGGCTTGAGTCCCTTGGCGACGATAACGGCGGGGCAATCATTACCACCATTGGCACAAGGATGATTGACTCTGGCATGGGTGGCGGTCAGGCATTTAGGATGGCATCCGACATTCTTGGTCAGATCAATACGGCGGCATTGCGTGACGTTGAGGATTACCACCGCAAATTAAGGGCTGACCCAAAGAGGTACAACACAGACGAGAAGATGGTGAATCGATCTCTCATGGACCCGAACTTCAAAATGCAGGGATTCAACGAGTTTCGCAACCGCCGTCTGCAAGCCTACTTGCGACAAGTTGATGAAAGAATGAGCCAGAGAGACAAATAATGCGTAACGATCTCGCGCATGTATTCTCGTTCGACCCTGCCGCTCGGTTGGTTGATGACCCAGTCGAGCAGGAACGGCGTCGTGTCGAGAGCGGTGAGGCTACACAGCGCCGAGCCGCCGCTATCCAAGATAAGGCTGTACCTAATAAGTCCCTGGAAAGCATCTTCCGATTTGAAGACACAGCGCCAGCGCCAATTCAAGCCCAGCCTACCCGGACTGCCGCTATCAATAAAGAGCCAACCGCGGAGACGCCGGTCGTCACAGATAAGCCTGGTGGTTTCTGGGACCGGTTAAGCCGTGAGCCAAAGTATCTTGGCTCGGCACTTGAGCGTGGATGGAACAACATTCTGTCGTCCGTTAACGGCATGAAGATGTCTGAGTACGGGGAATTTATCGAGAAGTTCAATAATTCGTATACGCCCGAGCAGATTGCCGCCAGTCCAGAACTGCAAGCCAAGAAGCGTGAATACGAACAGAACTTTGCTCGCCTTGCACAAGAAAGTGCGGAACTGTCCCGCAAGAACGAAGAGATTCTTAAGTCGGACCGTACTCGCCCAGAGTCCCAGCAAATGTTTGGTGCTGGCAAGCCCGATCGAGGTTGGGCTGAAGCCGCAAGCGAAATTGGTGGAGCAATCGTTAGAGACCCAGGGTCAGTTGTTGACCTAGCCTTAACGTCCGGTCCGTCGACCCTTGCTTCCATGGCATCAGCCATCGCCGTGTTCCTCGCGACCAGGAATCCAATTGCCGCAGCAGCGGCTGGTGGTGCAACCTCCGGTTACGTGGAGTTTGGCAACGAGTACGCCGGTAACCGTGCCGAGGGGATGAGCCACGAAGAAGCCTGGAAGACTGCCGCTCTTAAGTCTAGCGTCATTGGTCTGGCTGATGCGGTCTCGATGAAAACAGCCGGTCGGGCACTGGACACAGTTGTTGACGCTGTTGAAAAGGGCGCAACCAGGACCGCGGTAAAGACCGTTGCAAAGGAAACTGGTCGACAGGCGGCTCTTGGTGCAGGTGGCGAAGCCGGTGGATCACTGGCTGCTGGCAAAGATATCGATCCGACCAATGTCCTGCTCGAAGCGGTGGGGGAAACAGTTTCTGCACCTGCTGAGGCTGTTACTACAAGCCGCCGTTTTAACCGGATGGCAGACTCTGCGACCGCCGACATCAACGAAAAGGTTGATCCTGTCGCCCCCGTACCCTCTGCCAAACAGCCAGGAACAACAGTGCAACAGCCAACAACAACTGTTGATTCGATACTCACAGGATCATCTGTTGATCCTGCGGCACCCACACCCGTAGCAACCACTACCGGCACAAACCAGGAAAATCAAGCGCCTATAACTCCTGAATCCGCCCAACCCGCGGATACTGCAACAGCGGTGCTAGTAGCCGAGCCTGTGGAGACGACCGAAAACCAGGCTCAAATAATGAGCCAGGTAGTTCCGACCTTGGTTGCGGAAGGTACCGTCACATCTAAAGACCTTGACGCACAACTGTCGGAAGTGGATGCAGAGGCGACCGCTCAACTGGCGGCAAGCCAGATGGTCGAAGAAACGCCAGAGCCCCCCAGCGTTCCGCCGGACCGCCAGATCCAAGTCAACCTGGGCAATGACGGCAGTCGTTTCGTCGTCTTCGAAGACTCCCTGCACAAACAACTGTTCCAGTTGGGTAGCCGCATCCGTCAGGCGTTCTCTGGTCGTCCAGAGATTCTGAAGGATATCAATGGTCTGACCCAGTACCTGAGCGCCAAATTGAAAATGGACCCCCAGCAACTTCGGCAGTTTGCCGTCAACTACCGAGAGTCGGTGGTGGCTGGCTCACGCTTGGTCGAGGTTGATGGAACATTCCAGGCTCCAGTACCGGGCGCTACGAACCCGATACTCCAGTCGGCGGTCCAGGAGATCAACCAGGAATTCAACCTGACAGGGGGGGAGTCCGTCCAGATTCAGGAGGCTCCCGCCAACAAGCGCATGTCCACCATTGCCAAAGCGATCAAGCAAGCCTTTGGTACGGACGTCGTATGGGTGAACTTCGGTGAGAACCAGCAGATCACGACCAACCGCGGTCGCTCGTTCGGCGCCTTTAATGGCATGCGGGTCGGTGGTCGCAATGCGATCCTGCTCGACGCCAGCAATCCTCAGTTCCTGAACACGCTGGGTCATGAACTCACCCACGTCCTGGAGACCAAGTACCCCCAGATCTACGCGCAACTGGTGGCGCTTGCCCGTGAGCGTATTCCGGCAGAAGCACAGACCGCCTTGCGCAATCGCCTTTCTGGTGCGATGCAACGAGAGTCCGGTCGTGTGCTAGACGAAGCCCTCTTCGAATCCGAACTGGTTGCCGAGATGATCGGCGAGCAAGCCATTGATCCTCAGTTCTGGATCGATGTCTTTAATTCCTCTGCCGACCGCACGTTTGCGCAGGACTTCATCAACACCATCCAAGACATCATCAAAAAACTGCTGGCTGTAATGCAGGGTCCGCAGTTTGTTAAGGACCGCAAGGACTTGATTGCTGTCCGAGAGGCGGCTACTCAGGCGTTCCAACAGTGGATTCAACAGGAGCAGACAAGTGCAACAGACACCCAAACAACTAACGTCCCGTCCCAGCCCGGACAATTTGCGCGCGCGCTTAATCGGAGTAGCGGCAAGTCGGAAACAGACCCCATTGTCAGCCGAGATGAAGCGTACGCTATCAACCAAAAATACCCAGCCTCTGACAAACGCAAGGGGCGTTGCCACGAACTAAGCGTGGTAAAGGTCGTCATGGATTTTGGCAACCGCTTCACCCAGGTTCTTGGCGTTGCGAAGGCAAACCCTGTGTCCCGCATTTGGCACTCGGTTGTCCGTGACCCGGAGACCAACAATATCTGGGAGCCGATCAGTGATCGCTGGTACACACCAGAAGCCATGGACATTTTTGGCTTCGAGCCGGTGCTGGAGAAGACTGCCGCTGAGGTGCGCCGTGAGGCGAGCAGTTCTGGCGTCTACCCTGACCAGGGCAACTACAAGCCCCGCGGCTGGGAACAGGACTACATGCGCCCAGGGGACTATGACCCCGACTACACCATTACCGGGTACGAGCCGGAGGCTGACCCAATAACCCAGGCAATGCGCATTGGTCGCCAAATGCAACAGACTCGCGACCAACAGGATGACGTACAACCAACTCAACAGGACACAGCGCCGACCCAGTTCTCACGCAAGACTGCGGATCAGGTCGTGTCTGATATTGCAGACGGAAAACCACTGAGTTCTGTTGCCCGTAAACAATACCCTGAGATAGCAGGTGCATACGATAAGGTAGTAGATTTTGTCGAGAAAAAGGCTCCGACTGTTAACGCCAAGTTCGAGCAGATGCTCAAGCGTCTTGCTCAACAGGCTGGCGGCAAAGTAAAGATGGGTCCGATCAAGAAGGTCAGCCGCGCCTACTCAAAGGTGTACTTTGATTACGGCAACAATGTCGACGAACTGAACGACGTCGTGCGCGCAACCCTGGTTCTCGACAACATTGACCAAATCCCTGGCGCAATTGCACAGGCGCAATCAATGTTCGAAGGTTCGTTTGTCAAGCGAAACCTCTGGGCTGAGGGTGCAGAGCCCTTGGTTGGCGGCTACCGTGACGTGATGTTCCGCGGCGTCGCTGTTGACGGCATGCGCGTTGAGTTGCAGATGAACGTTCAAGAAATGATTGACGCCAAAGACGTGGCGCACAAGTGGTACAAAGAGTCGGAAGAGTTAACTCGGAAACTGAATGTTGGGTTACTGACCGACGAAGAGTCTCGTACCGCGCAGGAGAAAATACAAAAACTTACTGAGCAACAATCCTCTGCTTACTCGGTTGCGTTCAATGAGGCGAATCGTTCACGGAACTCTGCTTCTTTGAGCGGTACACCGTCAGAGAGTAGCAACATAATGCTGAACGGCACCGCCTTGGCTTCGTTCCAGCGAAAAGGAAACGCATCTCCGGGTCGGAACGTAACTGGTACGCCATTAACTTCAGCGAACTCTGTTCCTGCTGGGAATGAATTTGGTATTGGCACGGATGTAACTCCTGTAGGCACACTAAATGATATTGTAAACCAGCAAAATGATCGTGACAACCCCCTGTTGTCAGCGGTTGACGAAGCAGAGGCTGAGGGGCGCGTACGCCGCCGTGAGAACCGCAAGGAAAACATCGGCGCTCCAGTTAATGATCGCGTGGTCTTTGCCAAAGAAGGCAAGACCTTCGCTGTTGGCAAGATCACCATCCAGGACTGGATCGGTCGGGTCAACGACCTGATGACCACCGAGGAGTTGAAAGACTCCCGCACGTGGTACCGCCAACTGGACAACGCGTTCCGCCCCATCTTTAAGGATAACGTCGCTCAGTACGCGCTGGCGTGGCTGCTGTCGCAAAAGCGCGCCAGCCCGAGCAAGGGGTTCACTGACGTACTCCGTGCCGCTGACATGGCTGCTGGCAAGGCTGAAGTCAAGAAAGCCGGTCTGAACCAGCAAGCATTGATCGATGTCCTCCAAGGTAGGGTCCCACAAGAGGGGGTCGGTGCCAAGTTGCTTGACTTCCTGGACAGCGAACTCGGTCGAACAACCAGAACAGTTGTTCGTGACGATCCACGCGGTCGTCAACCAGCAGCGATCGACGTCTGGGCACAGCGAGACATCGGCTTTGTAGACCCGAAGGTCTTTGAGTACGTCCGCAAAGAGTTTGGCGAGGATGCTGTTGCACAATTGGACAGCGACCGCACGACGGATGGCGAGGCTCAGTACGAATACGGCATCGACTTCTACAACGACGTCGTCGAGTACTTAAACGAAACCAACTTTGATGGCGGCGGCTGGACTGCGCGTGAAGTACAGGCTGTCGGCTGGGTCACTATGCAGAAAGCCATGGGCGTCAAGGCGGAGTTTGTGCGCGACATTATCGGCATGAACACGCGCCGCATTTCCATTGGCTTGGCTCCCGGTCCGGACTCTGTCCTGGCTGGCAAACTTGTCGGGAAAGAAATACCGGTAGAAGTTGCCCAGCGCGAGATCGATTACTTGGCAAATCTTGCCGGTGTGAACATCGTTCAGAACGTCAACGGTGTCGGTGCCTACCTGCAATGGATCGAGGGCGCAATCCAAATCGATGCGGTTGCCAGCCCCGAGGCTATTGCTGACTTCATGGACATGGTCGGCTATGCGTTCCAGCAGACAGAGATTATCAATACCCGAGCGCTTGCGTCCGGCAAGAACATGGCGGTCGACATTCTTGCTGATGGTCTAACAACTGTTGAACAGTCGACGGCATTCTTCAGCAAGTTCCTGGAGTACGGTCCGAAAGACAAGAACGGCGAGCCGCTTGCACCTGGGTTCCAGCAGATTATTTTAGATGGAGTGCCCGGTATCCGGCTGTTGAATCTTGCTGGCAACTGGAGGCAAACTCAGGTCGCTGAAATTTACGATGCATTAAACACCGTAGCGTCTGACTTGAATGTACAATTACAAGACGTCGTGGTAAAGCAAGTAGTACTGAAATCCACGAAAAACGATTGGAAGGAAAACTCTGATGGTCAAGCCTATCTCAATTCGCTACGCGACAGAGGAAGACTACAAGAAGCAGGAGAACTCGTTCGTCGGTACCCTCCATCGCGGGTCGACGTCGCCGGTGACGGAACCATCTCCTGGAACCGTGGACCAAACGACACAACAGGCGGACAAACAAGAGCCCAGTTCTCCCGAGCCAACCTAAACAAGATGGTTGAGGGCGCGCCGGATGCGCCCGATGGTGTAGTACTCGGATTCGTACCCCCCGTTCTCCAGGCAGTCGGCGTTCAACGTCTGCCGCTCGTCATCACTAAAGACAAGGTCGTCAAGATTGTCACGCCAGAGCGCGTTGGCAAGGTGATAGAAAATCGCACGATTGGCGGTCGGGAAGTTGCTCCCCGCATCCCGCTCTCTGTCGACCAGTTGTATGCGCTTCCTCAGTTGCTGGCTGACCCGGTTGCGATTCTGAAATCCTCCGAGCGCTCAAGCACCGGCGGCAAGGGATTGGTGATCATTACCAGCGCGAAGGTTGATGGGTACCCAGTGATCGCCACGATTTCCGAGAAGGCAAGCATGACCGTCGTTGAGGGTGAGAGATTCGAGGAACTTCAGGTCACCGAGATCACGACCGCTCTCCCAAAGAACCAGACGATTCCATCCGGCGGCACTCAGATGTCGCCACTGAACAGAGACCTTGCGCAGAACGCGCTGTACTTCAATAAGGAACGAGGTGCGCAGTTGGCTCAGGGTCTTCGGCTCTCCTTGCCTCGCCTGAGAACTGGCACCTCCAATCCAAATGTACTTCTTCCAGAAGGTATTGTCAAGAGGTATGGAGAGAGCGCATTTAGGTTTGAGAGGGTCGACATCCCCATCCAGCGTATTCGCGGTGGATCGCGCTTCAGTCGTAATCAAACTCCGACCCTGGCTGAAGACATGCAACGCCAAATGGATTGGGTTCAGGAGCAATCCGAACTCGCCGGTTACAAAGACGCGGATGAGTTCATTGAAAAGGACTACGACGGATTCATTCGCATCGCTACGAAGTGGCGCGAGCAGAACCCAACTTATGTCCTGTTCAGCAGAACCATCCCGCCCGTCCGCGGGAACCGGTTTGCGCTTCCAGGCTTTGGTCGGCTCCGCGGACTAGTTCGCGGAATCCAGAATGAGGTGGGTCGTGCGGCTCAAGTGCAGAAGGCTGTCGCTGAACAGGGCGGCATCCTTACCGACGCAACCGATATTGAGAGCGCCATGCACCGGATGTACGGTCGAGGTGGCTCACGCCTGGACGACTTCCGTAAGAAGATCTGGCAACCACTGTTGGACAAGGCGGCAAAAGACCGCGTCAGTTTTGATGACGTTGCTTTGTATATGTACGCCACTCACGCACCGGAAGCCAACGCCCAAGTTGCGTCTATCAATGCCACGTACCCCGACGGCGGATCTGGCATGACAAACCAGGAGGCGGCGGACATCCTTAAGGATCTGCGCCAAGACCCGGTGAAGTTTGCCAAGACCAAGCAGTACGCCGATCAGGTCCAGGCAATCACCCGCCTCACACAGCGGGTGCTAGTCAATGGAGACATCGTCAGCCAGGACAACGTTGATGCATGGAACGCCACCTACAAGTACTACGTCCCCCTGAAGACGTTTGAACAGGTGGATAGCAGTGGCTCGACGACCAACTCCGGCAGGTTCGACCTTGCTCAAGAGTTCAGCAAGCGTCGTCTCGGTCGTAGCACCAGGGCTGGCGCAATCATTGAGAACATCCTCACGGACTACGAAGACGCTATTGTCGCCGTTGAGCGCAACAACGTTCGCAAGGCATGGCTGAAGTTCATCCTGGATAACAGAGACTCGAAACTCTGGCAGGTCAACCGACCCGTTATGACTCGGGCATTTTTTAAGAACCCGATCGAAGAGGTCCGTTATCGGCTTGGCATTCAGTCTGACCAGAACACTCTGCCAGTCCGTGTTGGCGGCAAGGTGTACCACATGGTTATCGAAGACGCCGAGACCCGCCGTGACCTGGAGATGAGCAGTGTCTTGTCCGGAACGTCAGACGGGTTCAAGCATTTCTTTGGCATGTGGTCCGGCATCAACCGAACACTCGGCAAACTGTGGACAGCGCTGTCCCCCGCGTTCATCCTGATCAACTCGATCCGTGACACGCAGACAGCCCTGATCAACAGCGGTGTCGAGCAAGGGTTTGGTTCGTCCCTGAAGATCCTCAAGACATTGCCGGGGGCGGCTTACACAATCCTGCGCGCAGAGCGTAACGGCAACTGGGCTGGCACCGGGAGCCTCAAACAGATCTACGACCAGTACAAGGCTGACGGCGGCAAGACCGGATTCCTCGATCTCAAACAATTGGAAGACCGTCAGGCTGAAGTCATCGCCGCTTTCCGCAACGCACAAGCGTCCATTGGAAACCCGCTGTCGTACCACCGTCTAGTCATGCGCTACCTCAAGGCAGCGGAAGACATGATCCTGGACGTCAACGGTGCGATCGAAGGTGCCGCAAGGGTGGCGGCGTACAAGGCGGCTCTTGAGTCCGGCAAGTCAAGGATCGAGGCGACCAACATCGCCAAAGAGATCACGGTCAACTTTAATCGCCGTGGTCGCTGGACCCCTGTGATGTCGTCTCTCTACCTGTTCTTCAACCCCGCTGTTCAGGGCGCTGTCCGTACCGGCAAGGCTGTGTTCAGCAAGCGCGGTGCAGTAGCGGCATCCGGTTTGGTGGGGCTTGGTTACATGGTGGCAATGATGGCGGCTCAGGCAACCGGTGATGACGATGAGCCGTATTGGGATAAGCCGTCCTACCGCACCCAGAAACTCAAGAACCTGATGTTCATGGGGGCGGACGGCGACACGTACACGGTCCCGCTGCCTTACGGTTTGGGTTTCTTCGTTTCGCTTGGGTATGCGATCAAGGATCTGGAGCGTGGCATTGACCCATGGAAGGTGTCCGCGTTCTTGCGGGATGCGTTCTTCATCCACTTCTCCCCGCTTGGTGCCGCGGAGAATATGGCGACGTTCGTGTCCCCAACGATTGTAGATCCGATCTATGTGCTGGCGTCTGGTCAGCGCGAAGATGGTATGCCGCTCATGCCAGCAGACTTCAGTGGGATCAAGCCGGACAGCGAGCGCTACTGGAACAACAGTCGAGACAGTGTGTTTCAGAACTTCACCTCCTGGATGAACGAAGTTACTGGCGGGTCACCGGCTCGGGCAGGAAAGGTTGACGTATCGCCCGAGTCACTGAACTACATCACGACATTCGTGACCGGCGGTTTAGGAACATTTGTTAAGGATGTTGTTCAGACTGTTGACCTGTTTGCCAACGTTGGTGCTGACGCTCCCTTGGAGCAGAACAAAATCCCAATCCTCCGCGCCCTATACAAGAACGAGACCGGACGTGCGGACGCCTCCGCTTTTTACGAGAACGTCAAGAAAGCAGAGGTTGCCCTGGAGGAGTGGAAGGTATCTTCCGAGATCCGCGACAAAGCCACAGACTCCATGCTGGATCGGGTTGCTGAGAACAGGCGCATTGCCATGCTCGGTGGCGCGACCGACAACTACAAGAAGGCTCTGGCGGCATTGCGGATGGAAGACATCAAGATCCAGACGAACGACACGCTAGACCGGGCGACCAAGTTTGAGATGCGCAAGAACGTGGCTGAGAAGATGCGGAAGTTGCAGGTCGACTTCAACCGCCAGTTCTACCAGGGCACTGACGAGAGGTAACAGTCCACCCACAATCCCACGAAAAGCGCTTGTACGGGCGCTGTAAATGATTGAAAAGATTGCGCTTTTGGACGGACTGTTAATCCGTAGGTCCCTGGTTCGAGCCCAGGTCGGGGAGCCAAAATTCCTAGGCGTATCAGTAACCTAACGAACTCGCTGGTACGTCTCGCTACCATCTAGGTGTATCCGACCGGACCCACACCGTCACCACAGTAGAACAGTTGTTCAGACTGCTACTTGCAAAGGACGGATAACCACTCCGGCGGTCGGAGCCCCGTTCGATACGTACTGCCTTGCACCCTCCGCAGACAGGTGCGCGTATCGGTTCACCATCTCCAACGTTTGCCAACCACCAAGCGCTTTGAGAGTCAGCAGCGGCGTCCCGTTCATGGCGTGATAGGAGGCGAAGGTATGCCTCAGATCATGCCAACGGAAGTCGCTGATCCCAGCGCGCTTAAGTGCGCTTTGCCATGCCGTATTGTTCGGGTCAGCAATCTTCTGCCCCTTGTAGGTAAAGACGTACGTCTGATGCTTACCCAACTCCCCTAACAACAGATCAACACAGCGGTCCCCAAGCGGGATCGCATGGTTCTTGCCGGACTTGTAGTCCGAGCCGTCAACCCAAGCGATCTTTCGCTTCATGTCAATCCGGTCCCACCGCAGTCCAGTTACATTGGACCGCCTCAGACCCGTCAACAAAGAGAACTCGACCATCACTTTTAAGTGGTGCGGCAGTTCCGCCATCAACCGTGCAATCTCGTCCTCGGACAGGAAACGCACACGCTGTGACTTCACCTTGTAAGACTTGACCTTGATCTGGCGAGTAGCCAGACCCCACTCCATCGACTTGTTAAAGAGCGTTTTGACGAAAGCCAGATAATGGTTGGCGTTGCTCGCCGTGGTTTCATCACGCTTGATTTCGATGACCTTTCGGACATCGTCATCGGTGATTGAATCCATGAGGCGACCAGACCAGTACTTGGTCAGCCAAGCCGCTATCTGTTCGTCACGGTCTAAAGACCGCTTGTCTCGACGCTCGACAAACCAGCGCACACAGGCTTTATCCCAGGTTGGCTGTTCAATCATCCCAGCCCGGATCTCTGCCACCCGCTTGTCGTGGTACCTCTGGGCGGCATCTCTGTCGCTCAAGCCACTGGACTCACGGACTCGTTTGCCATCAGGTCCTCGAACCTCGATCCACCACACACTGCCACGTTGATACATGCTCATACGAACCTCCTGTGACAGCGCCCGTACGGGCACCATTTTATCACTTGGTATTGTCTTTCGGTAATAGATCAAGGTGGTAAAGAGCCCTGATCTCCATTGCCGCGGCGATTGTTCCGTACCCCTCCATCCCAGCCCGTTCACATGCGTCGGCACAGCGACTGGCTGTTTCTTCCCTGATCTGCCAAGCCAACTCTAAAAGCAGGTCCTCAATGGTGTTCGCGTGATCCGTCGAGTAGCCGCGATTAGCAGCCCAGACACATGCTCGCTCAAGCGTACTACCTGTTCCCATAGCCAGCCTCCTTAACAGCGTTAACAGTTGTTAGCCTGGAGATCATCCGATCCCAGTTCTCATCGAATTCCCGAATCGGGTCGGCGTCGAGGGGGATGAAATAAGCCGGACGCCCGTTGTTGTAACGGTCCATCCAGTAGCGCTCGTCTTTTCCCTCGAACCCCAGGCACCAACCAAAGATCAGCGCTTGGTTACGCTCCAGCCCTACCAAAACGAAGACGTCCTCTTCTTTGTCCCGCGGATGCAGGATCAACTCGGGCGGGTTTTTCCTGGTGGCTCGGACCTGGACGTTGCCGACGTCGGCGGCTGTTAGGTTCCCAATTGCCCCGTTCCAATACAGCCCCAGCCACTTGGCAACCGCCATCTCCCCGAAGGCGCCGTCCATCATGTACTGGAAGCCGCGGGAGTCTTCGGCACCGTACATCTCACGCTTGCCGTTCGTCAGGTTCTGGGCGTAACGCTGAACACAAACGCTTCCGGCAATGATGATCTCGGACTCGGTCAGAAAGACGGGCTTGAAGCGCTCATCCATTTCCGCCCCGAGCCATGATCTTTCCACTGCACTCGTCAGCGACTGCCTCAAGTTCTGGGTAGTGTTGACGGGCGTACTTGATTGCCTCCTCATCGCACAGGGCGGCACACGCCTCACGCTCCGCCAGCACTGCGGCTTTGATAGCCTCCATACTGGCTTCAATGACGGCGGCGTCGTGTTTAGGCTTTAGTCGTGCAATCTCTCGGCGCACATAAAACTCAGCCTTTTCAAGATCTCGGACCGGGTCGTCGGTCTTGAGCCCCGCTCGCCAGATGTACTTCACCGCGTTGCCAAGGTTGAAGTTCATGTGTTCGGTGATCTGAATACACTCGACGCCGGACGGATGCGAGGTGTAATGAGGTGGGTGGTTGACCATGTCAGTCATGCTTACTCCAATCGAAGAATCTCAATCACTTGTTTGCCGCGGTTGACGTGGGTGGTATAGGTGCCAGCGCCCCAGTTCTCAGACATCCATGCGCAAGCGCCAGACTGTGTCGCGGTTGGCGGCACCTCGCTGTCGAACGGAATGTTTGCAACCTGCCCAGCCTCTAGGTTGCGGATGTAGTCCAAGTAGGTTGCGCGGACCGCGCCGTACTCAAACTTATGGGACGAGCGCGATTTGCTCATCACGCGGTCAATGTCATGCTCATAAAAGTTGCCATCGGCGTCAACGATTTTGAACGCGCAGCCAACTTGGCGAAGGTTGCGCATTGCAACCGTCAAAACTTTTTCGTAAATTTGTGGCGTTTCTGTCTTTGTCTTCATCTTTGTCCTCGTTAATTTTGGCTATGTACTGATGCGTTACCTCGGCTGTTCGAAATCGAAAGCCACATACAACACACTCACGCCGTCGTTGTACCCAACCAAACGACGAGTGGCGGTACGTAACGCGAGTGTCTTTAACATGCGTATCGCCGCCGCACTTAAGGCATTGCATACACGCCTCAGAACGGAAGACCGTTGTTCCACGCTGGGCATGCGTGAGAGACGTTGCAATAGTTGGCGCAACGGCGGTACTCGCCTTGTCGACAAACAACGCTGTGATTTTTCCCAGCCTTGTCTGCCGCGTCCTGCGCATCGTCCGGGTTGTCATACAACTTGATCGCGGACTTGCGCCCCTCTTTCATAAGAGCCCAGACCGTTTCAGTTTTCCAGCGCTCCTCGTCTGTGCAAGTCGGCGGCTCCGCTTCCTGGTGAGCCTTAACGCGCTCAAGAAGGTAAGCCTCTTGGCGATCAAGATCCCAAAGCGGGACCTCGATCACACCAACCTGTGTTTGTGGGTAGTCGGCGTCGAAGGTTTTGCTCATGACCCAGTCGCGGTAGATCGCAATGATCTGCAACTTGGTAACGAGGTAGCGCTCGTCGTCAGTCCGCTGGTACTCGCGTCGGCACAGCGCCGCCAGCAGATTCAACTGTTGCTCCCACTCAACCTTGCCGTCGCGGGACCAGACGCTGGTGACCTTGAAGTCGTTAAGAACACCCCCCTCCAAAACATCCATCTGCCCGGAAACGATCCAGCCATTTACCTCTGCAAACAGCCGCTGTTCAACAACCGCATCAGTTGTTCCCTCGGGATAGGCTCGCTCCAGAACGGAGTGAACCGACTGCCCAAGCAGAGACCAGATGCGGTCGGATACATCCTCTTGAACCTCGGTCGTCTCACGCAACTTTCGTTGGTAAGGCGGGGCAATTAGCCCCGTGACCGAGATGTCTGACTTGCCCTTGGTGTAAGGATCGTTTGCGACCGCGGCATAAATGCTACGGGGCAGGTTGAGTCGGTTCGTTAACATGCGTCCCCCTTAAAACGGAATGTCGTCGTCGAGCGTGTCGATGCTGCCGTCGTCCGCCTTGACTTGGTTGTGTTCGCCACGAACTGCCGCTTGGTACTCGGGCGTGGTCTTGATCTTTTCCTTGAGGGAGTCAGGAAGAGACTCGAATGCGGCGGCGTCAAACGTAGATAGCGAAAAGAATAGAGAGGGGTTGACCTGGGGTGGGACCACCATGCCTCCGGGTACCTGCATGACGGAAGCGATATTGGCGTAGACCCGCTCACCTTTGTCGGTGTGAACTACGTTCAAGAGGCATGGCTTGCCAAGGATGTTGGCAAGATCAAACCCGGACAACTCGACGGGGCTGAACTTGCGACCACGCCAGGACTCAAGGACCTTGCGAAGCGTTGCCTTTTCAGAGAGGCTGGCAGTGAATCGCTGGTTGATGGTGTAAGGCTTGCCGTTGTTCTCGCCCTCGGTCATCAGATTGGTGGGTAGTTCCCAGGTCACCAGGATCTGGTGCTGGTGCTTGGTATCCCCCTTGAAGGTTGTCTCCTGGGTGCCAAGGTCAACAATACGGAAGCAACGCGCGACATGTGCGCCAGCGGGTGCGGGTTTGTAGTCGCCGCCACCACCGGACTCTTTTACGATCAGGCTCATTTTGAGTTCCTTTTGGTTGGTTTCAAATTCCTCTTGGTATTGTTGAAGGGCAAGCGAATGGGCGTACCACTGACCTTGAGAGTCGTCGTCGTCAATGTCCTGCGGTACGCCCATCTTTTCCCCTCCTCGCTCAACACCACTTGCATGGTGTGAGAGGGAGTGTAAGGACGGTTGTGTAGGTTGTCAATACCTTTCGGTATTGTCCGTCACAATTTCTTTATGGTCATCGAAGTGAGGGCGCGACCAAGGATTTCCTGCTTGTTGACAAACGCCTGGGTGACCTTGACCGGGGCATAGGCGGTGTTGTCAAAAGACAACACCCACCCCTCTGCGGTCTTGCGAAAACGAACAAGGCTTGGTCCGTCTTGAGCGTTGACGACAAATATCGAGCCGCTTTGGTCGACCTTCCGTTCGGACTCGGAGGTGTCCAAGAACAGCAGGTCCCCCGCGGACACAGTTGGGGACATGTGGTCAGACTTGACTCGAAAGACGGCGATGTGACCGGCTGGGGTGGCGGCGCTCATTTCCTTGAGGCTGGTGCGATCAAGCGTCAACCACTCGTCGATGCGGGTGTTGTCAATGATAGAAACCGTGACCGCACCAGCACCCTCCGCCCCGTGAAATGGCTTATCCAGCCAGCCTTGCGGGAGAGCGAGTGATTTTTCAATACCACGGCAAAGTTTTTCTCCGATCCCGCGTTTTAGGTTCGGGTTTTTGCTTAGGATCAGGTTGATGAGATTAGGGTGCCTACCGGTAGCCCGACAAAACGACGCCCTGTTCCCTTCAAATCGGTCCTTGATGAGTGCATCAAGATTTGACCTGCGGATCTGCTCAAGCATTTTAGTTTCCTAACGGGGTCTCAAGTTGCGAGGCTCCTTTTTGTGAGTGGATTCGAACATTACCATTTGGTATTATTTTATGGCAATAAGTTATTACCCTCCCTTGATGCGCTTAAAGGGGTTTTTTTTGGGGGGGGTACTACATCTAGTAGTGGTCAACCAACAATTCTCTGGCACAATATCAAATGGTAGTGTTTTCTAACAAGGGGAATTTCATGGAACTCAAGGACTACGTCAGAGGGTTGACGCAAATGGACCGGGAGCGCCTCGGTCACATGGCTGGGTACACCGGAGCCTACATAACCAACCGGATCTACAAGGGCAGTTCGGTAACGATGGCTCTTGCGGTTGCGGTCGACAAGATGAGCAACGGCGCGGTTGACTTTCGCACACTGATCAACAAGAGCGATGCTGTTGACTGGAACTACGTGAAGAACGCTCTCAATCAGCGACCAGAAATTGTTTTCATTGACGATACCTCAGAGTCGTAGTTAACTACGGTATAGTATTCGCTCGACTGCGTTGTCGGTGATCCTAATACGGCGGGGCGCAGTCTAGAAATCACTACCGTGGGTAGCGCTGAGAAAGTGAGCGGGGCGGCGAAGCCAGCACCCCAGGCGCGAAAAGGCTGGCGGGTCATGTCGACGGTGACGTGTGAAGGAACCTTGGCTCATGCCCCAGGTATGGGCTAGGTTCGTCTCGGGTTCTGTGTGAAGGAAGGTTAAGTTTCTTAACGTTAATAACGTTAAGTTCATTCCACTGACAGAAGTTTAATTTCGTCTGACCACAATGGGTCAATTTCGTCTCACCATCTCCCTGGTAGGCGGAGCAATAATTCGCCGTGAGGCGTTTTTTTTGCAAAAAAAAACACCATAAGGTATTGTCACGCTTCTATAACGTTTGTAAAATTCATTAACGTCAATCTAAAATAGGAAAGGACAGCAAAGATGGTTGCATTCATTCAATTTCCAATAGAGATCAACGTTGACCGCGAGGTTGGGATTGCAACAGTCTCCCAGCGCGTCGGTGATCATGCTGAAGAGGTGGTCACCATAGAGATTTCGAAGGACCAGGCAATACAAATCGCCGACTTCCTGCTCAAGGAATTCAAGGTCAAGAAGACGGCGTTGGTCCGGGGCGATGAGACGGGCTTTGACCAGTTCTGGTCAGCCTATCCAAATAAAGAAAAAAAGGCGCCAGCATTGGTGGCTTGGAAGCGCGACAACTGCGCGTCCATGCTCGACCAGATCCTTGCTGACGTTGATTGCCGCAAGCGATCGCGCCAGTGGGTCGATGGCTATATCCCTCACGCCCTCACCTACCTCAATCAGAAGAGGTACGAGGACGGCGGCGATTCGCAGGGCGTTGCAATGCCCTGGGAAGGGGCTTTGTGATTATTCCTGAGAACGCCAACGTGCTTCTCAAGGCAAGGATGAGTGGGTTCGCCCCCAGCGATCCACTCCTCATCGTCTTCAGTGGTAAGCGATACAACAACTACGACCCGGTCGTCTACGCAAACGCAGTCAAGGACTATGACTGGCGGTTCGCTAAGGGGCTGAACGTTTACGTTGTGTGGCACTCCCTCATCGATGGCTTTGACCGGCACATGAAGGCGCTCTGCAAGGTTGTCAAGCAGCCCGTCGAGTACTACCACGTCGACCGCGGCGCTGGTGGTTCACTTTGGCTTCTCCCAAGGGCTGACGATGTTGAGGCGGTGTGCCAGAAAAAGATGGACTTCAAGCGCATGCGGTGGGAACTTGATGACATGCCGTGGTTGAAGTTTCAGAACGAGGATATGGTTCGTTTTCTTAAGGAGGCTACTCGTGAAACTAGTGCCGAATTCTATTGACTTCAAACAATACTATTTGGAGTCAGAAGGAACCGAAAAGGTAGTGTCCGCATCGACTTTTGTAGACCGTGTCATTGATCGGCTCTACGGCGAGACAGCAAACAACAGCCCCGTTACCCCGTGGTCAAAACTTGGCGACAGTTATCAGATGCGCCCAGGCGAGGTGACGTTGTGGGCTGGCATCAACGGGCACGGGAAGACGCTGGTCAGCAGTCACGTTGCGCTTCATCTGCTGGTGCAAAACGAAAAGGTTTGCATTGCGTCCTTTGAGATGAAGGGCGAGGCAACGATGGCGCGCATGGTAAAGCAATCGTCTGGCACAGGCTCACCGCCTGTTGACTACATCAAGCGGTTCCACGCGTGGACTGACAACCTGCTCTGGATCTACGACCAGCAAGGTGTATGCGACTCGCAAACACTGCGCGGCGTGATGCTCTACGCGAGTCGCGAACTAGGTGTAACTCACTTCTTTGTTGATTCGATGATGAAGGTGATCAAGGGTGAAGACGACTACAACGGACAGAAAGATTTCGTCAATGAGGTCTGCGCTATTGCGCAAGACACTGGCATGCACATCCACCTGATTGCTCACGTCAAGAAAAAAGACGACGAGTTGACGGTGCCAAACAAGTTTGACGTGAAGGGTTCGTCGTCGATCACCGACCTTGTCGACAACGTCTGCATTGTTTGGCGCAACCGAGTCAAAGAGAAGACGTTGTCTGACCCGAAGGCAAAACCGGAGGTTTTCGAAGAAGCCATGAAGTTGTGCGATGCCGTTCTCTGCTGGACAAAGCAACGCCATTACGACTGGGAGGGGAAGTTGAATCTCTGGCTTGCGAATGGTCCGCAAAGTTTTACGGACGCTTACCTAAGCAGACCTTACACCTGGGTGCCGCCGGAAATTTCGTGGCGTTCACCTGCATTGATTGTTACTGACCAAGGAGATGGGGATGAAGTTCACACCGGAGGACGTGGAGAAGTTGAGGGCGGCGCGGGAACAGCACCCGGAATTCGCGTCGATGATCGACAAGATCAGGGCGGAGTTTCCGGGGTCAAAGATCACGTATCTCAAGATTGGTGATCTTGAGTACGGGGAAAAGCCAGACCCGTCTAACTTGGTGGTTCCGATCATTCAAACGCCGTCGCGAACAGCGGCAACAGCGAGACCAACAGCGCGAACAGCAAAGACTGTTGGTGAAAAGCGCAGATCAAATACGAGGTACAAAGAATGATTGCGATGACAAGTAGATCACTTACCGCCGCGTTCCTGCTGTTCTTGATGATCGTCGCAACGGTCATTGCCTACACCGGCTACGCATACGCCACATCGTTTCGAGATGGTTACTCGCAGGGTTACCGCGATGGGTACAAGGGAGCCCTGTACGCACGACCGCCGTCTGACGACCTTGAACTTGTGTGCGCAGGTCTTTGGATGGGAGAACAAAGCAAAATTTACGAAGGACGCGAAGCACTCGAAAGGGAGAAGAAAAAATGGAAATAAAAAACGCGATCGCCTTTGAGGGCGAGGTCATGCTCTTGCAGTGGGCAGAGAGTAGCACCAGGGGGAGGACGGTAACGTTCTTGCTCGACAACGAGAGCGAGTCGCACCCGTTCCGAGACTTCACGATCAGGTCGGGCAAGCGAGCCGGTCAGAGATTCATGTGCGCCCTGGTGCAGATTGGCGATGATGAACAGCCGGTCGAACAGCAACAGCGGTATTCACAGTTGGCTTTCCTGTTGTGCAAGGACCCAGCGTTCTGGTATTGGGCAAGCGAGCGGTCGTTTGATCGCGTCAACAGCGAAGAGACAGCGAGGGGGTGGATGTTGTCGCTGTTGGGATTGAGCAGTCGCTCGGAGATCGATCACTCGGATGAGAACCGGGCTCGGTTCGACATGCTCATCAAGATACCGTTCAACGCGTACCGCCATGAATTACAGGCGCCGGTATGACCTACCGCAACGACAAGATCCTACAGGCGGCGCGCTTTGCGCCCCACTGCATGTCGTGTATGAAGAACAACGACGGAACAGTTGTTGCTGCACACAGCAATCAACAGCGGGACAACAAGGGCACCGGACACAAAGCCTCGGACTATCGCGTTGCTTACATCTGCCAGAAGTGTCATGAAACATTGGACCAGGGCATGCACCTCGACAAGCAGTCGCGCATTGATGTTTGGGAACTTGCGCATCGACGAACAGTTGGTTGGCTGTTCGAGTCCGGCGCACTGGCTGTTGATCTAAAGGCGATCACCCAATGATGGGGCAACTGTTCATCTGCAAGCGGTGCATGAAAAGCAAGTCGGTCAGCGGAACCAAGTTGAAGTACTTGCCGCTCACCGGACGCAGTCGTGTGTGTAAAGACTGTGCCGCGGAGATGGTTCGTATCGCTGACGCAACAACCGAAAGGATTATCGATGAGTCGATTACAAAGAGACAGGGGCGCAACAACGGAGCGCGAAATAGCCAACTACCTAAGCGAACAGTTGGGAACAGTAGTGAAGCGCAAGTTGGGTCAAGCCAGGGACTCGGGCGAAGACATATCGATCCCCCCGTTCAGGATCGAGGTGAAGCGACGCCGGGGGTTCGTAGGATTGTCGTTCCTGACACAGGCGGAGACTGGAGCAGAGCCTGGGGAGATCCCAATGGTGATCGTTCGCGTTGATGGCGACATGCGACCAGTTGTTTTGGTCCGCCTCGAAGAGTTTGTGAAGTTGATGCGAGAGGAGTTGCATGACAAGTAATGAACGGATTGGAGCCGCTCTCAACAGCGGGAACTTGCGCAACGACGAGGTTCATTTTGATGCGGACTTGGTAGCGGCGCTTGCGTTTGCGTCACGACTCGGGGTGAAGTTGCAACACGTAGCCTCGGGCGGTTACGTCAGCGACCTGAACCCAGCGATTGCGGAGTTGTCCCGTGTTCTTAAGAAGGCATGCGGACGAAAGAGGTTGGGGTTGAGTTACGACCACGCGCAGTTGGCGGCGACCCAGGCTTTGCGAGAGTGGCTGATCAGGATCTGCCGTTCATGCAATGGGTCGGGAGAGAGGCTGATCGACTACTCCGGAACGTGGAAGCCGATGCGCAAGGGACAGTGCAACCACTGCAACGGGACCGGGATATTCATCCCGACGTGGCGGTGGCGCAAAGAGGTGATGCGCCTGGGTGCCAATGCATCCCAGGACTGGTGGGACAAGCGAATCGAACTGGCGAAAGAGATCGCCGAAGACGCGTACCGATCCGCAAGAAGGAAGGTTGATATGCAAATGAGCGAGGGGCTTTGATATATCGGGGTTTTCCCTAATAACTATTTTCGCCCAACAGTTGTTGTGTAAACCAAACTAGTGTAAAGTCCTTGGCATAGGTGCAAGACAACTATAACTACCTGCGCGCCGGTCTAAGGGACAAGTGTCCTCTAAATTTCTGGATCACCAGAAATAAATTCATTCAACAATATCAACCGGCAATACCGTTCGACAGGACGTCTCGGTAAGGACACGTACGTCGTGCCCTTACCCAGTCGACCTGACGGTCACTGGGGGCAGGAAGCAACCTTAAGCCGGGGGAACCTCACCCCCGGCATTTTTTACTCCTCGCTTTTCGGGCGCCAAGCCAAGTTCCAGAGCGTGTTAACACCAACGGCAATGACCCGCTCCAGGTGAGCCCGATAACGTTCAGCCTTGCCACGATCCCAGCCCGAGTTGGGCAGGTCGGCGAGGTTGACAATGGCGTCAACGACTTTGATTTTGATAGCCGCAGGGCTCATGTTCGGGATTGCCGCAATGATCGCGGCTCTCCTGTTCGGGACGCCAGCCGGGAACGTAACCTCGCTGACGGTCAGTGCGACCCAGATCCCAAACTTGTGAGCCAAGTACTCGCGGTCAACCCCGCAGTCCTCAATAACGTCATGGAGAACAGCGGCAACAACTGTATTCGCTGGCTCACCAAGGACGCGCAGGATGTTGGCGACAGCAATGGGGTGGTTGATGTAGGGGGTGACGCCGTCAGCCCTGAACATACCATCATGCGCCGCGGTTGCGAACCTAATTGCCCGATCAATCAAGACGTCACTGGTGTCGGCATTTTCGAGTTCAACTTTTTTCCACATACGATCCTTTCTGGGGGGCGAACCCCCCTGTTATCACGCAACCCTGCGGGAGTCGCGCCGTGCTAACTGGTCGGCGACAGACTTGAGGCAGGTTTTGTGTAGGTCGGAAAGAAACCCGCTCACCACAGAACCCAGGGCGTAAGCCCGTTTGAAGTGGTGTTCGGAGATACCGATACCAAAACCGATCACGTCGACGCCGTACAAGTCGTAAGCAGACTTGGTCAACTCAGCCATCGAACCGATCTCGCCGCAACCGTCAGTGATGACGATGACCAACTTGCGCTGGGCGCTGTGCGTCGACAACTGTTCGGCGACTGTGCGAATTGCCGAGTAATCGGGGGTACCGCCGTCCGCGGCGCGCTTCATGATGCTGAAGTACTGGGCGCTGTTGGCGCACTTGTCCTGCCAGCGCTTGGCAACGATCAGCGTAGCCGGTGCCGAGTGACGGGCGTTGGTGCCGTCAACCCATTCGCCGCCAATGGTGTGGCCGCCGTCATGGTACGAGGCGTACTTGGTGGTGAAGCCAAGAACCTCGACCTCGCAACCGGCAGATTCAGCCGCCTCGGCAATGGTCCAGCCAAGGTCAACCGACTCCTTGATCGGCTCGCCTTTCATGCTACCGGACATGTCGATGACCACTGACACAGCGGTGTTGATGCCCTCGCTAACCCAGCGGCGCTTGAACACCGACTCGCTGCCAGCCATCATGCGTGACGTGCGCTTGCCGTCGAACCGACCGCCAAGTGCGCCGCCGTCCCAGCCGCAACGCTCAGGTGCCTTGAGAATCCGGTACAACTGAGCCTTGAGAGCGGGAAGCGCAGACTTGTGGAACTTCCGGTAGTGGCGACGCTGACCAGACTCGTCCAACGCAACAACCTTGGACCAGTTGCGGATCACAGACCGAGTGACCTTGCCCATGATCGGGAGGTCGACCGGAGCCTTGGTGCGCGCCAGGATGCTGGCGAACAGGTCGTCAACGTTTGGCTCGGCGGCAACAACGCGAGTTTCGTCGAACGTGTCCGACTCGTCGCTGAAAGGCTCGCTACCGTAAGGCTCGCTACCGTAACCGCCGGAGCCCTCGCCGCCCTCGTCCGAGTCGTCGTCAGACTGGTCAAACAAGACCGAGTCGTCGCGACCACTAACAACCTCCTCGGCGGCGTCCTCCATGTCAGCCCGGAGGTCGCTGGCGCTGACGCCGTCACTGTCCTCGTCGCCGTCCTCGTTGCTGTCCTCGTCGGACTCGCCGTCCCAGTCAAAACTGCTGTTGCCGCTGTTGCTGGCATCAGCGTCATCCTGGTCCTCGCCCTCGTCCTCCTCACCCCAGGCGGGAGCAGAGCCAGCGTCGTCCGCATCGGACTGCTGTTCCTGCTGTTCCTCGGCGCTTGGCGCGCCAGCAGGTTGGTGAACCGGCTCAGATGCCTTGAGGGCGTCGGGCTCAATTGCAAGCCAGCCATCCAGGAACTCACGCGCCAGGGCAAGAGCGCCCCAGGAGCCTTGGCGGTCAAGGGTTAGACCTTTGGCGCCCTCGCAAGCGGCGGCATACAGCGCGCGCTTGGGTTCAGGAATACGGGCAAGAAGCGTTTTGGCGTACCCATTGCCGTCACCAAGCGCGGCGCGGCAGACCAAAGCCAGAGCGAACGGCGCGGAGTTGATGTTGCTAGGGTTGAAGCCAGAGCCATCCGCCGTGGCAGTGAACTTGGACATGAGGCGCTTGAACGCGGAGCGGGAGCCCTTGGCATTGCCAGAGGCGATCACGGCGCGCTCAATACGGGCGTCCTCGATACCGTTCCACAAGTGGAAGACCAGGGGCTTTTGACCACCGGGCGCCTGATTGTCGGTGAACGCAATATGCCCAATTTCATGCAACGTGTAGGCACTGATCAGGTCAGCCTCGCGGCGCGAAACTAAGGCGTTGTCGGGCATCGCCGGGTAGTTGATGCCGTACGACGAGACCTTACCCTCGCTGTTGAGGCTCCAGTAGGCATAAGCCTTGTCGCCAACGAACTTGGCGCGCCCCCCTGCTCGGTTGTACATGGGAACACCCAACGCCGCCAACTGCTTGGCGGCATGGGTAGAGGCGGCGGCTTTAAGGCGCGCGCCCTGGACTCGGTTAGACATTGACAGTCTCCTCAGTGGATTGAACAGCAGGAACAACTGAACTGGCAGGAGTGATGCCTTCCAGGGCAAACCTGATGGCGTCGTCAGAAACGTTGGCGCGCCACAGTTGTTGCAACACCTCACGCGACTCGGGCGAGGCACGGTTGACCATGCACTGCTCGAACGCGAGCCGGTAAGGCACCCCGTCGGTCAACGCCTCGGCGAGGTAGAACAACTCGCGAAGGGTTGGGACGTGGTCCAACTGGGCTTGGTCGCCAGCCTCGCGGCAGACGCAAATGAACGACTCCAGAAGCGCCGCCAGGGACTCCTTACAGCCGGAGCGAGCGGTGATGACTTTGACCTCGGCGGCTGGCTCCAGGTATTTGAACTCAATCGTCCGGGCAAAGCGGTTAACAAACGCGACATTTTGCTCGCGAATGCCAACGTACATGCCGGTGTAGTCACCTCGACCGTTGGAGTTGTCGGCGGCAAAGAACACGACGCCAGGAGCCTTGCGAACGACCTCGCCAGTTTCCGGGACGGTCACAACGCCCTCGGGCTCAAGAGCGGCGTGAAGCGCCGACAGGTACTCGGGACGGGCAAAAGACACTTCGTCAAGCAGGATCACCGCACCAGGACGAACAAAACCGCGGAGAACGACGCCGCGCTGGTAGACGGTGGTGCCGTTTTTGACGCGCTCGCCGCCAATGAACTCGTACTTTTCAGCACTGGAGTCAAAGGAAACGCGGACAAAAGCGCGACCGAGACCGGCGCACAGGTTTTTGACGAACTCGGTTTTACCGGTACCGGCAGGACCTGCAAGCCAGACATTGCGACCGCGCTTGAGTGCGGTCACAGCGGAGAACAACTGTTCGCCGTCGAACTTGTAGATCGGGTCGAGGACCGGGGCGGCTGGGTCATTCCAGACGTCGACGGCTTCCTTGGCAAACTTGCCGCGGATGCCGAAAATCTCGCCCAGTGTTTTGGACGCGACGACCTGGACGTCAGGGACCGGATCGGCAACAACGGGAGCCGGAGCGGTAGCGGCGCCAGACCAGACGCCAGAGATCAGCGGGATGCCGAGAGCCTGGGCGGCGGACTGAACGTCCTCGACAGGCAGACTGGCAACCTGCGCCTCGTACTCCTGCTTGGTTTTGCGAGCGTAGTCGCCAGCAGAGCCGGTGCATCGCTTGACGATGTCGACCAACTGCGGCTTGGTCAGATGAGCGTATGACATGGTGATTCCTCCTGGTTAAGCGAAAAGGACGTCCAGGGACAGCCACAGGACGCAAAAGACATACAAGCCAAAGAGAGCGAAAAAGTATCCGACTACTACCAAAAGGTAGTGTCGAAAGGCAATAAAAAAGCGACGTCGCTCACGGCGGCGCAGTTCAAGGGTGATTGCTCGGGCGGCGTTCATTAGGTACTCCAGAAAGTTTCGAAGCGGGGATCACAGCAGTGAGGCGTGTCAGCCTCGACAAGGCAAAGACTGCCGTGGATGGTGGGACCGATCGCGTAGTTACCGCCGTCGACTACGATGGTGTAGCCGAGAGCAACGACGCCCTGCAAAGCCTTGAGCGTCAGCGACTTGGTGCCAGCGATTGCCGCGAACGACTTGGCGGCGTTGCAGACCGGGTAAATGGTCGGGACGCCGTAGACGTCGCGAACTCGAACGGTGATGGTGGGCATAACGGCTCCTTACTCAATGGGAACGGCGACAGAACCGCCAACAACGAGCGTGGCGGTGATTAACGCAGAGAGAACGATCGCGATTGCAAACATGGTGATTACCTCCTGGTGGTTAAAAACTGGTGGACAGGGCGTCCGCTCCTGGACCCCGCAGACTTTCGGGGGCCAGGGACTGAAACCCTGAAACAGTCAGAGACAGAATTGACTGGGGCGCGGGGATTCCCGGCGGGCTGGTCGAGCGCACTTTACGGTCGGATTAGCACCGCGCCTCCGGCGTCTTGCCCCGACCAGCAGGACTCTCGCCAACCAGGACATTGCTCGGTCACCTGGAACCCAGCCCTCGGTCACGTTCCGGGAGAGGGCAGAAGCACTAAAGAACAACCGGAACAGTTGTGATGTTCCTCCCTTTATTTTCTTTTGTCAATACCATTCGGTATTTACACACAGCAAAACAGTTGTTCATAGTTGTTCATCCCTGTAACCCGCGCCAATACTGGCTTAAGGAGGAGTTGTATGAAAGCAACAGCATCGAAAAAAACTAAGAAAACCGCCCCCATGGGCTACAAAGCCGGTGGAAAAGTCGGCGCATTCAAGCCCTGCTCTGGATGCCCGAACGCCGCTAAATGCAAGGCCATGGGCAAGTGCATGAAGGCTGGCAAGTGAAGTCGAAATCCACCGTGAACGCCGCGGGGAACTACACAAAACCCGCCCTGCGCAAGCGCCTGTTCGAAAAGATCAAGGGGCAAGCCGTCCAGGGAACAGCGGCAGGGCAGTGGAGCGCCAGGAAAGCACAGTTATTGGCGAAACAGTACAAGGCTTCTGGCGGGGGCTATCGAGATTGAGAGCGCCCCAAAAGAGCCTCAAGGACTGGGGCGCGCAGAAGTGGCGCACCAAATCCGGCAAGCCCAGCAGTGAGACTGGCGAGCGTTACCTCCCCGAGAGGGCAATCAAAGCACTGAGCGCGGAGGAATATGCCGCGACTACCAGGGCGAAGAGAGCCGGTAAGGCGAAGGGCAAACAGTTCGTCGCCCAGCCCGATTCGGTCGCCAGGAAGACGGCGAAGTACAGGAGGACAGGAAAATGACCAGGGAAGAACGCCGCGCCCTGAAAGACCGCATCCAGGAAGAAGAACTCCAGCGGGTAAGGGAAGCAGAAAATCGCGCGCCCCCAACAGCGCTGACAGCGGCAACAGTAGTGACTGCTGTAGGGGAAGAGACAGTAGAGGGAGAGAGAGCGGTAGGGACGGTAAGCCAGGGACGGGGAAGACCTTCTGAGTACACCGACGAAGAGGGAGACCGGATCTGTGCGTGGATCGCAGAGGGCAAATCCCTGCGGAGTTACAGCAGAGCGACGGGAAGAGACCTGACGACGATATACCGGTGGTTGAGAGAACGCGGTGATTTCCACAAGCGCTACGCGCGCGCGCACGACGACCGGGCGGACACTCTGGCGGACGAGATGGTCGACATTGCCGACGAAGCCGCCAGCGGCACCCTGGAGGAGATCCAGGCGGCACGTCTGCGCGTAGATACCAGGAAGTGGATAGCCTCGAAACTCAAGCCGACCAAGTGGGGCGATATCCAGGTGGCGGCGCCAAAAACGAACGTGACATTCAACATCGGACTGCCACAGCGAACAGTTGGTCACACTGTTCAACCCACAATCGACGTGAACGCCATGCCAGTATTGGAGCGACCCGCGGAACATTGATCCGGTCGTTGCCGGTATTGAGGGATGGCATGCATCATTTTCAACAGTTGGTGAGCCCTTTGTTCTGGCTGTACCAGGACGGTGGCACCACCCCGTTTTGAATGGGCTGGACCGGCTGGCTGGCTGGACGGCTGGCTCGTCGCGCTGGACCCCCGGCTGGACCAGAACGACGACGACCGGCGGCGTTGAGGCTCCACCACACATACCTATTCACACGCACTGGCTCGCACACGCGACCCCCACCGGACCAAAGCGTTCGACCCCCTGGGGCTACCTTTCAGTCTGGATTATTTTTTTTACATGCGCATAAGGAGTGCTTATGGATACGCATGGACTTTATCCGCACGAACTACAGATGCTACTCAGACGGTTTCAGCCGCTCCGAAACGTGACGGTCCAGTATGAGTCTCCCGAACGGCAAGCGATTGCACCGCACGTTATGACGGTCTGCGGGTACGTTTTGATCGATGGGGAGCCGAAGTACTACGAAACGGAAATAAATACGGCGCTCTTCACGGGTCCGGATGACATAGTCCTGCTGGTCAGGAACCTGCTCCGTTCTTTTGAGGAAGCGTCAATGGCTGCTCGATCGGTCGCATGAGGGTGCTTCTCCTCGCTCTCAAAGGTCTGGGTGCCTCCCTACCACCAAACTCAGGCGGCAGCGACGCCGGATTATCGTAACCGGCACCTTTAGGAGAAGGCTGTGGATAACTGGATTCATCGGTCCGCGAAGATGAAGTGCGCGACCTGTATGTACTTTGTGCCGAAACTGCATGAGAGTGCGGTTGAGGGAGATCTAATTCGGATTGGACGTTGTAGACGTAATGCGCCCACCTCAAATGGATTTCCTGCCGTCTTTCCTATGGACTGGTGCGGCGAACACAAACTGGACGAAAACAAACTTGATTAAACGAGCCACGACCAATCCTATTGGTCGTTAAAGGATTGGTATGGATCAAATGGTATTTAACTGGCTGGTTGCGCTTGCTGGCGCATGCGGCGGATGGATTCTCAAAATTATTTGGGACGCCATCCAGGATCTTAAGAAGGACGTCCGAAACATGGATACAAAGATGCATGAAGACTTTGTACGCCGTGACGACTTCAAAGACGCAATGGCAGAGCATAAGAAAGATATGCAAGAGGGGTTTAAAGAGATCAAAGACTTGATTGGTGTTTTGTTCAAGAAACTTGATAGCAAGCAAGACAAGTGACCTCAAGAGGAATGAATGGACCCGATCACCTTACTGGCTACTGCGAGCGCGATATGGTCTGGAATCAAGAAGGCTTCAGAGTTAGCGCAAGAGGCTGAGGGAGTTTTCTCCCAACTCTCAAAGTATTGTGGTGTTGCCGATCAGTTAGAACAGGCGATCCAAAAAGAGAAGAACACTCCAAAGAAGCCAAAATTATTCGGCAACACCGAAGAAGGAAACGACACTGCTGATGCCTTCAATGTCTTTGAGGCAGAGCATAAGTTAAAGCAGATGGAGGCTGACATCCGACATGAGTTTTTGTACGGAGCCTTCTGCAACCTCGAACATGGCTTCGGTGGAATGGATGGTTACGCCAAGTTCTGCAATATGCGCCGGGAGATTAGAGCCAAACGCATCCAAATGAGGCAAGAGCAAGAGCAGATGCAAGCAGAACTCTGGGACAACATCATCCTCTGGGGTGGTGGATCTGCAATCGTTGGTGTTGGAATCTTTGTACTTTATCTGTTGATTTCCATGATCATTGAATTTAAGGGGTAAAGATGTTTAAGGAACTCACCACTGAAGAAATCGAAGTCCGTGTTTGGGCGATTATCGTAATGATGCTCGCGTTAATCCTGCTCATGTCTGTTGTCGGCATCATATTCGGAGTGATGTTTATAGAACACGACATGGAGCGCATTAGCCCTATTGACCAAGCGTTCCTTGGGATTCTCAAGGACATCATGCTCTTGTGTATTGGAGCCGTGGGCGGGATCGTCGGTCGCAAAGGTGCCTATGCCGCAGCCAACGCTCTGAAGAAGGAAGAAGAGCAGAAGAAGGCTGAGGAGTTGTAAGCATGATGGATACGCTGATCGGTCTTGTTAAAGGCGCAGCCCCTGCTGTTGCTACTGCCCTCGGTGGACCGATGGCTGGCAAGGCTGTCTCCATGATCTCTGGAATGCTCGGCGTGGATAACAACGTCGAGTCAGTGACCAAGGCTCTCCAGGCTGACCCCAGCCTCGCGTTGAAGTTGCGCGAACTCGATCTTAAAGAGTTGGAGTTGCACAACGCCGATCGGAATTCAGCCCGTACTCGCGAAGTCGAGATGGCAAAGGCTGATGTTCATTTCATCACGAAGAACATCACGTCTCTGCTTGCCATTGGAACTCTTGCGTCAACGATGGCGATGACTGCATTGGTGTTCTTTGTGAATTTCCCTGACAGCCAAGAGAACATCATCATCTTCGTCCTTGGCTTCCTATCAAGCGCTGCAACTCAAGTCCTGTCTTACTACTTCGGCAGTTCCGCCGGGTCAAAAGAGAAGGACGAAAAAATCAAAAGGCTGCTGACATGAACCTGAGTAAGAACTTCACGCTGTCGGAGATGATCAAGAGCGAAACTGCTCTGCGTCACGACATGCCGAACGAGCCTGGGGAGAAAGAGATTGGCAACCTTAAGTTACTTTGTGAAAAAGTCCTCCAGCCCGTCAGGGACCACTACGGTAAGGGTGTTAAGGTCAACTCCGGATTCCGCCACCCAGAAGTCAACGCTAAAGTTGGTGGAAGCAAAACCTCAGATCATTGCCTCGGGCAAGCGGCAGACATTGAGATTCCAGGCGTAGCAAACGCCGAGTTGGCAGAGTGGATCAAGGACAACCTTGAGTTCCGCCAATTGATTCTGGAGTTCTATACCCCAGGCATCCCCGACAGCGGTTGGGTGCATGTCTCGTATGTTGCCGAAGACAACAAAAAGCAAGTCATGACCGCGACCAAGAAAGACGGCAAGACCGTCTACTTGCCGGGTCTGGTTGCGTGAAACCAAGCAAGTACCCAACGTACGACCCGCGGGTGGATGGGAATGTATTCCAGTGGCTCATAAGTTCAGCGGAATACATCAGGGAGAAGCGGAAGTACGAGGAAGAACAGCGGAGGATCTATGGCAAAAGCAACAGCAGCGAAGAGAGTGGGCGGGAAGTTAACCTACCTGGGAGAGGAGTTTCCGGGGTTCAACAAACCAAAGAAGGCACCAGCGGGGTCAAAGCACAAGATGGTCGTACTCGCCAAGAAAGGGGACGAGATTAAGAAGGTGTCGTTCGGTCATCGCGACTACGAAGACTACCGCCAACATGGTAGTGAGAAGCGTCGCGAGAACTACCTTGCTCGGTCTGCTGGCATTCGCAACAAGTCTGGTGAATTGACGAAGGACGACAAGTTCAGCGCTAACTACTGGGCTCGCAAGAAACTCTGGTAATGGAAGTCAACTACGCCCCACCGGGTGCGGCGTGTGAAGCCTTTCACCTGGACAACTCTTTTGTACGTGGCTTGATGGGACCTGTAGGTTCCGGCAAGTCAACAGCATGCTGTTACGAGGTCATGTCCCGCGCGCTCGAACAGGCGCCTGGATCAGATGGCATTCGCCGCTCTCGTTGGGCGGCTCTGCGTAACACCTACCCTGAATTGAAGTCCACCACCATTCGTACGTGGATGGACTGGATGCAGGACATAGCCGTCATGAAATGGGATACGCCTATTACATCGATGGTCAACATCGGGGATATCGGAGACGGTACTGGTCTGGAACTTGAAGTCCTGTTCATTGCTATTGACCGTCCAGAGGACGTGAACAAACTCCGGTCCCTCGAACTAACTGGAGCGTGGATCAATGAAGCCTCTGAAATGGATAAAGCGGTTCTTGACATGTGTACCCAACGCGTTGGGCGTTTTCCTTCGAAAAGGGTCGGCGGTCCAACGTGGACTGGAGTCATCATGGACACAAACCCACCAGACGACGACTCCTGGTGGTACACAATCGCAGAAGAGAATAGACCCGACACCTATCGGTTCTTCCGACAACCGGGCGGTCTCTACCAAGACCTCGACCCAAAAAGCCAAACGTTCAAACAGTACATCCCAAACCCGCAAGCGGAAAACATCCAAAACCACGCGCTCGGGTACCAGTACTACCTCAACCAAGTAGCAGGTAAAACTGAAGACTGGATCAAGGTCTTCCTGCTCGGAGAGTACGGGACCACGCTTGATGGCAAACCGGTTTACCCAGAGTGGAACGAAAAGGTTCATCTGGCGCAGGACACGCTCAAGCCGATTGATGGGATGCCGGTTATTGCGGCGTTTGACTTTGGCTTAACCCCTGCATGCGCATTCATCCAGATGTCGCCACGCGGACAGTTGTTGGGACTGCGTGAACTTGTGTCCGAGGACATGGGTATCCGGCAGTTCTACTCCGAGGTGGTCCGCCCTTTCATCCTCTCCGAGTTCCCGCGGAACCGGATCGAGGCAGTGGGCGACCCGGCTGGAAACATTCGAGCCCAGACCGACGAGAAGACCTGTATGCAGGAGTTGCTGTCGCTCGGCATGGTCTGCGAGCCAGCACCGACAAACGAATTCTTGGCGCGCCGTGAAAGCGTTGCTTTCTTCCTGCAACGCATGTCTGGCGGTGAGCCTGGGTTCTTGCTTGACCCGTCTTGCAAGATGTTGCGCAAGGGATTCAACGGGGGATACCGCTATGAGCGGTTGAGATCCTCTGGCACAACAAAGTTTAAGGATCGACCCGTGAAAGATAAGTTCTCCCACATTCATGACGCATTCCAATATGGATGCTTGCATCTACGAGCCGAGATGAACCCGGTCCGTGCGCGCACCATCCGTGAAGCGACCACAGGCGGCTGGGTATAGACATGGCACTACAAACCACACGATTACAGACAGCGCAGGAAGAGTCGAAGATTGAGAGTGAGATCGTTATTCTCTCTTTGACCGCCTACATTAAGCGTTGCTACGAAGAGGCGAAGTCCGCCAGGTCGGACATTACCGAGCGTCTGCTGCGCTGCGAGCGCCAGCGCCGTGGAGAGTACGACCCGGACAAACTTTCCATGATCCGTGAGACCGGTGGCTCAGACATCTTCATGATGCTGACGGACATTAAGTGCCGTGCGGCTGAGTCCTGGATGAAGGACGTCATGTTCTCGACGGGTGAAAAGTCCTGGAGCCTGACCCCCACCGCCGAGCCGAGCGTCCCCAACGAACTGCGCGACGAGGTTATTGAAACAGTTGTTGCTGAAGCCAATGAGATCCAGATGTCTGGGATTGGGGTTAACCCCAAGGTCATTGACGCTCGTATGGGCGAGATCTACGAAGAGGTTAAGAAGCGCTTAAAGGAGAAGACCCTCGAAGCAGCCCGTGGCATGGAGAAGCGCATCCAAGACAAGATGGAACACGCGCACTTCAAGGATCGCCTGGGCGAAGTGGTCTACGACTTTGCAACTTTCCCCTGCGCATTCATTAAAGGACCAGTCATTCGCAAGAAGAAGGTTCTGAAGTGGGGCAAGAACTGGACGCCAAAGGTCGATGAAGAGATCGTCGAGGACTTTGAGCGCGTCTCCCCTTACGACATTTTCCCCTCGCCTAACGCCGTTACCACCCAAGACGGCTACATCATTCAGCGTCATCAACTGACCCGTGTTGACCTTGAGGGTATGCGCGGCATGCCGCAGTACAACATGCAAGCGATTGACGAGGTTCTGATGACCTACGGGACCACCGGTCACCGTGAACTGGTTCAGTCCGACACAGAGCGCAACCTGCTTCAGGGTCGCAACAATACCCTGGTTGGCACCGAACTAATCGAAGGCATTGAGTTCTGGGGTCCAGTCTCCGGGTACATGCTTCGCGAATGGGGTATGGACAACGTAGAAGACTGGCGCGAGTATGAGGTCAACGTCTGGGTTGTTGGCAACTTTGTGATCAAATCGGCTCTGAACGTCGATCCTCTTGGTCGCCGTCCTTACAGCAAAGCGTCATGGGAGAACATCCCCGGCGCATTCTGGGGGCTGGCGTTGCCTGAGATGATGCGCGACGTGCAGATTGTCTGCAATGCCGCGGCTCGCGCCTTGGCAAACAACATGGGCATTGCGTCTGGTCCCCAGGTCGAGGTCTCTGTTGACCGACTGCCTGATGGTGAAGACCTGACCAAGATGTACCCCTGGAAGATCTGGCAGACCACATCAGATAGAACCGGTGGCGGTCAGCCAGCCGTCAGGTTCTTCCAGCCGAGTATGAACGCCGAGACCCTGCTCAACGTGTACCAGTACTTCCAGAAGATTGCTGACGAAGTGACTGGTGTACCGAACTACGTCTACGGCAGTAGCAACGTGTCGGGTGCTGGTCGCACCGCATCTGGTTTGTCGATGCTGATGGAGAATGCCGCAAAAGGAATTAAGACCGCCATTCTTTCATTGGATAGCGCGGTTAGTGAGGTCCTTCAGCGCATGTATGACCACATCATGATCTACGACCCAGATGACTCCATTAAGGGAGACATGCAGATTATTCCGGCTGGTGTAGTTGGGACGCTCCTGAAAGAGTCGGTGCAACAGCGCAGAAACGAGTTCTTGCAACTTACCTCGAACCCGGTTGATATTCAGATCATGGGTCCTGCTGGTCGCGCAGCACTGCTACGCGAAGCGGCAAAGACCTTGAACATGGACGTGGACAAACTGATTCCGTCCCCAGAAGAGATCATCGAACAGCAGAAGCAACAGCAAGCCATGCAGATGGCTGCTGCCCAACAGCAACAACAACCTCCCATGGAAGGAATGCAATGAGCAAGATGGCAAACCTCGGTGCTGGCATCCTCGGCGGATTTATCGCCGGTCGCCAAGCCAAAGACCGCAAGACTCGCGAAGAGAAGCAAGACAAGATCTATGAACAAATCCTTGGCAAGATGATAGGCGCGCAGAAGACGGAGGAGAAGGCAACGACCCCTCCTACCGTCAACCCGCTCGTCCCATCAAATGCCGCGCCTGTAACGGTGACTAACAATACTGACTCGATGAAGAAGCCTGACCCGCGGTACGACGAGTTCGGCAACGAGTTACTGCGCAACGGCGGGATGGTAATGCCTCGCTCTGACTGCATGTCCTGGCAGCGCCAGTCATTTAAGAAGTAATGAACCCAGATCAAAGAGTTCGGGAATCTATCCGTCGGTTGGGCGCTGACGGAGATTTCCAGGCTCTTTTGCAGTATCTAGCGGCGTATCGTAATGAGAGGTTGGTCGAATTGGAAGACGCGACGGTAGCGCTCCAATCGCACAAACTGCAAGGCTACTGCCAAGCATTACGAGATATCGCTGAGATGTGCGCTCGTAAGTAGCGTACTTGGACCGGGGCAACCCGGATTTTTTTTGATTGCCGAGAATACCGGATCGTAGGCAGAGAATACCGTCAGGCTCTCTTGCGCGAAGGTCGGCTCACGGAGTGATACATGCCCAAAGTGAATAAAGCAGTTGAGAAGCAAGCCCAACTTGCTGACGAGTTGTACCAACAAGCCTACGGGAAGACCTCAGACGAGGCTCCTAAGAACGAGGAACCGGGTGAAAAGACCCAACCTCAAGATCCGCAACCGACGCCTGAGCCTACAGCCAGCGCTCCAGACGCGACTCAAACTACAGACCCTGTAGCCGAGACGCCAAAGGAAAACGCTCCTGATGCGCCGAAGCCGAAGTTTCCGGACGCCGACCCCAACGATCCGAGTTGGGAGCAGAAGTATAAAGTCATCGCTAACAAGTACAGCGCTGAGGTACCAAGGTACGCAGCCGAGATCCGCACCTTAAAGGCGGAGATCGAGGACCTGAAGCGAAAACTTTCTACTCCGCAGCAACCGACCCAACCTGCCTCTTCGCAGATCAAGCCAGAGGAGATTGAGGAATACGGTGAGAAGTTCGTCGACTTCGTCAAGCGCGCAGCCCGTGAGGTTGTGCCAGGGGATGTCGAAACTCTCAAGCAGTCGGTCGAAGAGGTGCGCAAGACCCAGAGCAACCTGGAGCGCAAACGTTTCTTCGAGGAACTTGGCGGCTTGTCACCGACATGGCAGTCGTTGAACGAAGACAAGGGATTCCTTGACTGGCTTGGCGAACTTGACCCCTATACCGGGGCACAGCGCCAACAACTGTTCGACGACGCATACGAGAAGTTGGATGCGTGGCGCGTTGCCAACTTCTTCAACGCTTTCTCAGACGGCATGCCCAAACAAGAACCTCCCCCTCCAAAGCCAAGCCTGGAGCCACAGGTGACCCCAAAGGTCACTGGACGTACGGCACCACCGCAGGGCAAGAGAACTTACACGAACGCAGAGGTCGCTCGTTTCTACGACGACATGCGCCGTGGCAAGTATTCACAGGATGAGGCGGTGAGGATAGAGCAAGACATATTTGCCGCTCAAGCAGAAGGACGATTCCGTTAAACCTGCGAGGGCGGCACAGACATTAACGAAAGGAAACCATCATGTCTGTTGGCGTAACCTCCGGCTACTACACGGCTGGTAGTGCAAGCGATGCTTACTCCGGTAAGTTCATTCCCGAAATTTGGTCGGGCAAACTCCAAGTCAAGTTCTATCAGACGACTGTTCTGTCTGAAATCACGAACAATGACTGGGAAGGTGAGATCAAAGATCAAGGCGACAAGGTCGAGATCCGTACCGTGCCCTCCATCACCATCAACAACTACACCAAAGGTATGAGCCTGACCTCTCAGGTTCCCACCAATGACGTGGTTGAACTGAACATCGACAAGGGTAAGTACTTCCAAGTCGTTGTGGACGATGTGGATGATGTGCAGTCCGACCTCAAACTGATGGACATCTTCACCAATGACGCAAGTCAGCAGATGAAGATTGCCGTCGACACTGACGTTCTGTCTGCTTTGGTTGGCGCTTCTGTGTCAGCCAACGAAGGCGCAACGGCTGGTGCCATCTCGGGCGATATCAACCTCGGCGTTTCGACTGGAAATTCGAAGGCTGCTCGCAAGATCACTAGCACCAACGTGATCGACTACATCATCTCGATGGGTCAGTGCTTGGACGAGCAGAACGCTCCTGAAGATGGTCGTTGGATGTTGATCCCCGCCTGGATGGCGGCAAAGATCAAGACCTCCGATCTGAAGGACGCTTCGATCACCGGCGATTCGATGACCCCCTTGCGTAACGGTCGTCTCGGCATGATCGATCGCTTCACCCTGTATGTGAGCAACCTGCTCCCCAGCCAGACCAGCATCACTGGCGAAGGTGCGGACTCCAGCGTGAAAGCGTTCTCGACCTTTGCCGGTACCCGTGACGCAATCACCTTCGCGTCACAGATCACCAAGATGGAAACCCTGCGTAGCACCTCTACGTTCGGCAACATCGTTCGTGGTCTGAACGTGTATGGCTACAAGGTCATTAAGCCTGAAGCACTCGTAGAAGGTTTCTTCTACAAGGGCTAAACCTTGACGGGTGGGGGCTCACGCCCTCACCCGGTCATTAAGGAGACCTAATGTTTTTGAAGAACAAGCGGACAGGATTTGTGTACGTGTACTCGAAGGTTCTGGCTAACGACCCGGAGTTCGAGATCTACGAAGAACCGAAGCAAGAGCCGGTTGTTCCCCAACAGCAACAGGTCGTTGTTAAGAGAAAAAGGGTAAACAGGAATGGCAACCACCTTCAACCAAGTCATCAGTGATGCGCGCGTCGATCTGAACGACGTGGCTGGCACCCGTTACTCGGGCGCTGACATGCTCCGTTTTGCGAACGACGGCATCCGTGAGGTGAAGAAGGTTCGCCCCGATTTGTTCTTTGGCTCGTACACCGCGTCGCTGTCTACGTATCTAGGTACGGACAACATACCTATTGACGACTTGTACGTGACCTTTGTTAAGGACTACGTGGTGTTCCGTGCTGGCTTGCGTGAGGACGAAGAGAACTCCGCCGTCCGTGCGACCGCGTTCTTCCAGCGGTTCAAGAATGGATTGATGACAGCATGAGCGCCTATACCGCATTCCTGAATGACGTCATGCCAGACGTCCCTGGCTGCACCCTGGAGATTGCGACCCATGCAATCAAGAACTCCTGCGTCGAGTTCTGCGAGAAAAGTCTAATCCTCCAAAGGGACCACGACCCAGTGACCGTGGTGGCTGGCATTGTCGATTACGACTTTGAGCCGCCCACTGGGCAACTGGCGACGCGCATCATGCGCGCTTGGTACAAAGGTACCGAGTTGACGCCACTGGCTCCTGACGATGTGCAGAACGCTGAGGTCTATAACCGGTTGTTCCGCGGTGCAAACGTAGACCGCCAGGACCCTCGGTACATCCTTCAAAAGGATGAGCGGACCCTGTCCATTTACCCAATCCCGGCTGAGACGGTTGCCAACGGGTTGACGATGCGGGTGGCGTTCAAACCATCGAGGACCTCAACAACTGTTGAGGATGTGATTTTCGAAGACTACTCGGAAGCCATTGCGGCTGGAGCCAAGGCTCGCCTGATGATGTCTCCGGGTAAACCCTATACAAACCCACAACTGGCTGGCGCTCAGATGGAGATCTTCCGTCAAGCCGTTAACGTCGCACGGCAGCGCGCCAACCGTGGTCATGTTCGCTCTGACCTGGGCGTCCAACTGCGGAGAATCTAATGGCAACCAAGATTAAACTCGTCCAGGGCGACACCAAACCAGCCCTGATCGTTTCCCTTACCGACGAGAACAGCGGCGCGCCGATTGGCGTTAATGGAGCCACGGCTCGGATGTACTTCCGCGCCCTTGGTGACACGACGATCCTAGCGACCCTGACCGGCACCCTTCTGGCTGGCGTCGTCCAGGCGGACGGGACGATCAATTCGCTGGCTCCATACGATACCCCAGGAACGGGTGGTCGGGTTCAGTTCAACTGGGGGTCGACAGATCTGAGTCAGCCAGCGGGTGATTACGAGGGTGAGATTGAGATCACCTACTCTGATGGAAGCAAGCAAACCGTATACGACCTGCTGAAGTTCAAGTTACGCGAGGACTTCTAACATGGCGCTGTCCCGCATCCGCGCGACCGTAACAATCTCAGCGCCGGTTGCGTCGGTAACGGTCAGCGCCTCCGGTTCGGTAGGAACAAAAGCCGGAGCAGCCCAGGCTGCCATTACGCGTGTTGTACCCATAGCGGATATCAAATGGGTAAACATCGTCTATGAGGCAGCAGTCGATTACCGCGGTCTGAACCCAGTTGTCAGGGAGATCACTGTTGTTGTCGACGCAGCGGTGCTTGGCGTTGGCAAGGGATTTGTAGAGTCCCACACCGCAGTCGATCAGTTGCAGCCATTTGTTATCAACAAAGGCATCGAAGAGAATTCATCGCTCACAGAGATTGTGGTTTACGAGTACAGCAAATCACTGGCTGACTTGGTGGACGCAACAGACGACCTGTTGGGCGAGGCAAACCTTGACGACGAGCAGGTCATGTTCCTGGTCAAGGGAGTCATACCAGACGGTATGGCGACGTCGGATTCGGACAACATTCTGTTCGGGAAGAACACCGAAGAACAGTTGTCGGCTGTTGACTCGGACCCAAACATCAACGTGGCAAAGGGTCTCGATGACCAGTTAAATGCGTCTGAAGTTCTTGGCTTCGATTACCAAAAGCCACTGGCTGAGAGTCTTGACGCCGGAGACGAGATCAACGGGTTGGTCCAGTCTGACGACGGGCAGACGTTCTTCATGCAGACCAACAGGTTTGATGCGGCAACAGTGGCGGATGTTGCGGTGCCAGACTTTGGCAAGAACCAGACAGATAGCCTGACCACGACTGACAGCCTGGGGGCGCTCGTCCTGGGTAAAGGTATTGCAGACGCCCCGCAGATCAGTGAGCAAACCTCCTACGCCTACGTCAAGCCAATGGCTGGTGACGAGGCTGGCGCGTCTGATGCTTCGGCGATTACTTTCGCCCAGGCGGCAAAGGAAGAGATCGTCAGGGCTCAGAGGGAGGGACCGAACCTCATTGAGGACTACGTCATCCTTGGATACTTTGCCGGTCAGTACGTCGGAAACGGCGGTCCGGCTCGGGTGTTCAACAAGCCGTTCGTAGAGGCGAAGACGGTATCCGACACAGTCGCGGTTCAGGCTCTGTTCGTCAGGACGCTTGACGACACCGGATCGGCTTCTGAGTCTCATGGCAGTCTCCTTGAGAAGCCAGCATCCGACTCGGCATCAACATCTGATGCGGCTACACGCTCATTGAGCGCAGCCAGGGCAGATTCTGTTGGGTCGTCGGACGTGCTGGACAAGTTGTTCGGTCGCGCCCTCAGTGACTCTTGGACGGTATCAGACGTTAACTCGTCGATATTCGGAAAGGCACTGTCCGACACCGGCACATTGTCAGAGAGCAAGACCTTCGACATATCGAAGGCTGTATCTGACGTCGTCGACGCAGCCGACGACTTCGACGGGACCGCTACCGCCGAGGATGACCAGACCATGCAGTTCGTGACCATCCGGTCCGATATTGCGCACACCAGCGACATACATGTGCCACTGGTTGGTAAAGGGTTGGCTGAACAAGCCAGCACGGGCGACAGCGGTTCGCTCCGTATGACGGACTACTGTGATGTCTCGTACTTCACTGATATCTATGTAGGCACTTCTTTAACTTTCTGAGGAAATTGAAATGAACCAGAATGAAATTCTGAAACTCAAAGGCGAACTGCGCGTTGTCCTTAACAAGGCTGACGGTACTACCGAACAGTTCGATCATCTCAACCTGGTTGTCGACACCGGTCTGAACTTCATCGTCAGCCGCATGAAAGACACTAGCAGCAGCGTGATGAGCCACATGGCTATCGGCTCCGGCACAACTGCTGCCGCTGCCGGTAACACAGCGCTCGGCACGGAACTCGGTCGCGTCTCGCTGACATCCACGACCGTGTCAACGAATACGGTCACTTATGTCGCTACGTTTGGTGCGGGTACCGGTACTGGCGCTGTGACCGAGGCTGGCATTCTGAACGCCGCCTCCGATGGCACGATGCTTTGCCGCACTGTGTTCCCCGTTGTGAACAAACAGTCCGGCGATTCGATGACGATCACCTGGACCATCACTGTCTCCTAAGTAGGAGGGCGTCATGTCAACCATAGTGACGCGTGAAACGGGGGCTACCTCCAAAGGCAGTCCTCTTACGAACGCCGAGATGGACAACAACTTCATCAATCTAAATGCAGACAAGATGGAGAAGTCGTCCAATCTCAGCGACGTCTCAAACGCCGCCACCGCAAGAACGAACCTTGACGTGCCCAGCAACACGGAGTCAGTCAACAACGCTATTGCGATGGCAATTGCCCTGGGGTAAAAAATGGCATTCAAATCAAAAGTAACGCCGAACCTTGGCACCTCTGGCAGTCCATCGACCGTCACCGCAGCCGTGTCTTCTGGAACGACGGCGACGCTCATTGGGCTGTCAATCGCCAACACGACGGCGGCGAACATCACGGCGTCGGCAAAGGTAAACAAGTCCGGCGGCTCTTCGGCGTTCCTTGTGAAGGATGCAACGATTCTTCCTGGCGGCGCGCTGGCGATTGTCGGTGGCGACCAAAAGGTTGTGATTGAAGAGGGTGACACGATCACCGCCTATGCAAGCGCATCCAACTCTGCCGACGCTGTTGCGTCATATCTGGCGTAAGGGGTAGACGATGAGTTACATCGGTAACGCTCCGTACCAAGGGGTACTCACGGGCGGAAACATTCAGGACGGTACCGTCGAGACTACGGACCTTGCCGACTCTGCTGTTACCACCGTAAAACTTGCGGACACCGCGGTCACTGCTGGTAAGTTGGCGTCGACGCTTGACCTTACTGGCAAGACCGTCACACTCCCCGCTGGCGTTGGTGGTCACGTGTCTGGAACAGAAGCCAACCGCCCAGCGAGCCCTTCAATCGGAACAATTTACTTCAACACGGATGAGGACACGCTTCAGCAGTATACAAGTACTGGCTGGAAAAACATTGGTCTGATACCACCAGCAATTGCATCCA